CCAACTCATCTACTTGCTTGTGATTTCTCACAATATAATAACGCATTTTACTGTTATGCCGTTTCAAGTAATGCTTAAAAAGTTTCCATCTTAATGGAAAAGAATCACCCATTAACCCCTTGCATTCTATTACAAAGGATCGTTTTTTATATTTACCAATAAAATCTGGAAGATAAGTTATTGCTCTTACATGTTCGCCGAATATCTCGAACTTATCCAGTAATACGAAATGCTTTGGCTCATATTTAACTGGTATTCCAGCTTTCATAAAAGCTTCATAAGTATAGCATTCGAGTTTGCTCCTAAAATGGAGGCCATACTTATCGACCTTAGTCGCATTCCGCACCCTGCCTTTAGATTTCTTGCCTATCATAATAAAAATTCTTTCCCCTTATCTTGGATACAGAAGTCTTATTAAAATAGACAATTTCGCCGTCAGTTACTTTTTGTTCACCTACGTGATGGACACACGCACATATACACCCATCATCACTATAACTATCCCAGATAGTCATCTGCAATTTATTTGGAAGATAAATGCGCATAAAACCACCTTTACTAAGGTGAATTTTCTTAGTCAGCTTCTTTGTAAGCCATTTATGCAATAGAGGAGACATTACTGCACCTCCCAGCACACCAAGCAGGCATCCTATTACTACATCAATCATATTTCTGTAACGTTTTTGTTAACCAGTCTTTCATGGTGCTAAATCCGTTGTCACGAACAGCATCTGATAGATCTTTGGCTTTAAATTTCTTATTAATGAAAAAAGCATCTATATTGTATTGTTTGCTATATTGTCTAGCCTTAAGCATACCTGTTTTATCTCTATCGTACAGTATAACTATATGTTTCCATTTGGAACGTAGAGACCTAAGTATATCTTCAGGTATAAATACAGTTTCACTAGCAGCAGCTATTGCATTAAAACCCATCTCGTAGCAACACATCACATCTTTCAGTGACTTTGTTATTATGAGCAGGTCGCCTCCTTCCTTAGGCAATTCGGATAATCCCTGTACGTGCCGATTTGTCAGATTGGTACGCCATTTAGTAAGCTTGGAAGCAAGTGGACGATAAATCTTAAACTTATCATACACTTTATATGCATACATAGGACTATTTTCTTTGTAGATACTTCGGACGATACTATTACAAAGAAAGTATTTAATGCTGAATACATTGAACTTTTTCAGAGTATCAATATGTATTCCAAACTGTTTCCAGTATTGTTTGTCTACATTGGTAAACGGCTGTCGAACTATTCCGATATCGGTATCTCCTTTCGGTATATCATACGTATTTGTCCTTACTGTTGTATTAGGATTTATTCTGCGTACGATTCTCAATAATTCTCGTTCAAGTTCTTCTCTAGTCGTTATACCTTTGTATTCTTTTATGAACTTTAGAGCATTTCCATACTCTCCGGTTCCAAGGTCTTTCCATAGCAGTCCTCCGGTTTTGGAATGAAATATTCCAAATGACGGGTTTTTATCTCCAGACCTTAAAGGACTATTCATAAGCTTTCCAACTTTGAATTGTCCTAGACAATACGTATAGATGTCTAAATCATTTACTTTGTCCAAGATGTCTCTCAAGGACATAGTAACTGCTGTTCTAGTACTATACATAACTTATAAGTTAGTGGGCGTCCACCGTCTCGAACCGTGACTATATATTTCTATATTAGAGCTTCCCTTCCTCACGCCCTTATAAAAATGAGCAGTTTAATGACATGCTCAGGTCGCGACGGATGGATAGTTTACGGACATATCCAGGTCGGGGACTTCATTAGTACATCCCAGATCCAACTTAAGTATGGTTCACTCATGAAATCTGGCGCCCCAGGAGAACCGGGGTGCAATAAAAAGAGTGTGCACCTATCCTCACGGACCGGAGTTTCCTGCATATATTTGTACCAATGAAATTGTGGCTATGCTAGGAATCGAACCTAGCAGAATGGACAAAAGAAAATACACTAAAAATAAACCATTCTTGTCATGTGTCTCACGACACCCCGACTAGCCTTATTGGAGGCATTTCACCTCCAAAGGGTAACTGAATTACCTAGCTCCACCAACACCCTTTTATGGCAGTATTACCTCCCTTGGGTGTATCCACTTGTCGTATAGTTTGACACTCCTGCTATATAGACGGTATAAAAACCATCTACCGGATTTCATACAATCAAGTAGTATTTCTATTTCTTCAGGCGTAAATCCCTTAAAAGGGAAGGTCAGATGCGCCTGCTGCATCCACAGTTTCCGGAGTAACGGTTGGTGGTACATTAAGCGGATCGTTGTTCTCCTTATCAGCAACAACTGGACGCTCCATAAGGTCGTTCTTAAAGAGCTTAATCTGCGAATTTGTGTTAGACATGTCTTCAATGAAGATTCCGAGCTTACTTACCTGAGTATAGCCCTTCTTATCGTAAATAACCTTCAAACGGAGCTTCTTCTTAGTAGCGATCATAGGATCAAGCATCTGCTTTGTCCAGTCGATCATCTCCTTAAATGTAGAAAGCTCTGCATCTGGTCTCTGTGGATAAAAACAGTCAAGAATCTGACAAACTCGTCCAAACTGAGCGTTATCACGCTTCTGCAGGTCTTCGTCTGTCTTAATATACATTCCCTTTGTATTCTTCCACTCTGTCATAGTAGCCGTCTGACCATCCTCATTCTCAAATACGATCTCGAGGAAATCGAGACCCTGAGGAGACTTGTTACAGTTTACCTCTTTAAGAGTGATATTCTGGTTGATGCCTACTGGCATATAACTACCATTACTAAATTCTTCGTTGTTAATTGCGGCTGTCTTTGTACTAAACATAATCTCTATTATTTTAATATACGTAATGCTAACATATCAAGTTTATTCTCAGCATAGTATGCTGTTAATCGAATAAATCGATACATCAATTTACTTAAATATTCTATCCCAATGTGTTGTAAGTGTCCCATCTTCATTACCTTCTGCAATAACAATATCCTTTCCAGCTATGTGTCTTGCACGAGCTTCCATAATGGTATCAGATGTACCACCTTTAAAGGATATATGTGTTTCATTTCCTTTGCGATATACATAACCAACCGCATCAGCTAATCCACACACAATTTTACTCAGTTTACCAACCAAGTCTAGTTCTTTTGCAGAAACTTCAACACCGTCTTTTTCAGTTACGGTGTCTTTAACGTGACCTACAAGAATAAATTCGTCACACAAATCTCGGAACATATCAACTACCTTCTTTACTGCGTCTCTAAGATACTTATAACCTGCACCGTTAGGTAAAGTTGTTACGTCTGTGCCGTCCCATTTTTTACCCATTGGAGTCTGGCGATAGAGTGTACAAGCATAGCTCATACAGATATCTTCGAGTCGTGTAGCATTGTCAATAGTGATATGCTTATAGAAATTATGACCTACTTCTTTATTCTTGGCACGAATGGCACTTGCTGCTTCTCCTAAATCGTTGATCGTACGACACTGGATGGCCATCGCATCAACGAAGACAGAGCCTCCCTCAAGGTCTATGATAAGGTTATTATCCAGCTGCGCAAGACAAGATGTCTTACCAGCCTTTGGAAGACCATAGAGTATAAGATATCTAGGGTTTTCAGAAACTGCAGGAATTTTACTAGTAGGTAATGTTAAACTCATGATACAATGATACTAAAAGTTTTAATTAAAGCTTAATGTTAATATTAATGATTGTCTTCTTAACCTCTGGACTAAGTGAAGAGATAAAGTCGTAATCACTAAAATCAGAATAGCTATAAATGTCGGTACCAATCTGGATCTCATCATTGTAGAAAATGATAGGGAGACCATTCTCAAGACGGTAAATCTTACCGAGCTTAATACCCTTCATAGTATTCTTCTTCTTGCCATAGTTAGCAAGAATATCACAAGCCTTTGCGAACAAAGTGTCGCCCTTCAGAGACTTGTAGATATAAGTATGATCCAACTCGTTGAACATGGCATCAATCAGATCGTCCTCCTTCTTTGTGTTAAACAAATAAGAGTTGTTCTTCTTTACAGTAGAAAGAATAATATCATCGAGAATCTGAGAATAAATGTTACCATTGTTAGTGTTCTTAATGTTGTTATCAGTAAACTTAATATCGTATGTTGTCATAATTCAGCCTAAATTTTAATTGCTTAACTTTCTATCAAGTTGTTATATGCTAAGTCATTCTGGAATTCAAGTATGCAGGGCTTTCCTGCGTCTCGATTCTTCAAGATATGTAAATACACCTTGTTCTGAGTAGGTAAATGGCTCGGGCCGTATTCTTGTATTCCAAGAATTTCAGGCCTATGAATAACTATAACATAATCGCTAGCTTGAAATAAAGCGTCAGCAGATGAAATGTCGCTTCTCATAGGATAATGCGACAAAAAATTGTTTATTCTTTCTGGTGATTCGATATTTCTATTCATTTGTGCTAGTTGTATCACTGATGTCATAGGGTACTTTTTAGCACTTATGAAAACTCTTTCGAGTTCCTGCATGGTTTCTATAACACTGCCTATAGGCTTTGTCAACAGAGCGTGGTCATACATTATTATAAAGTGTTTATTAGTACCTTTTACATATGTATTATAGAAATACCTAATAATATCTTCTGCTTCCTTGGGAGTTGTAGGATTATCTACAAACCATATAGGATACTCCTTTAGTTGATTAGATACTGAGATGACTTTTCTGAAGGTATCGTCATCCAGGTCCGTTTCCGAACTATACAGAGTCGAAGTCGTTTTCCTAAGCTTACTAGAAAGCGTTCTTCCAACCTGCCTAAATCCAACCATCTCTAACGAGAAAATCAGAATTACTATTTCTTCATCAGGATTCAAATCAACAATATCAGTTGAGATCTCGTTTGCAAACGAGCTCTTTCCACTTCCTGAAATACCAGCTATGGTGTAAACGGTATTAGGTTCAATACCTCCCATACACTGCTTATTAAACTTAGCCCATCTAGTCTTAAGAGAAGTTATAGAATGTTCTCTTCGACCAGATATGTAGTTTATTGCCTCTTGGGCTACAACTGACATTGGTCGTATAAGATTAGATAAGTTCTGTTCCATAAGTCGATTCCTCAATTTTAGAGTTGTCTTGCATTTCTTCCTCAGATTCTTCCCATTGGTGGTCTACGAGCCATCTCCACATCGTCTTCATATAACTTAGTTTACCTTCGTTAGTCTTTTTCTTCATTTCGAAGTCAAGACACTGAATAAGATGCTGAGCCATAGCCTCACTTTGGCCTACATAGACATTGAATAAATGCCTACATTTGTTAACGTTGGCTCTTAGATAGTTTTTTGTACCATCTGGTCGTAGAACGTATATTGGGTACATTTCATAGAACAGATCGAAATAGTCCTTTTTAGGGCGGACTACATCCTTAAGCGCATCTGTTGCATGATATGTAATTGACTTACCTCTCTCGATCGAGGTAATAAGTCCCTGAGAAATTAAGTTTGATATTTCTTCGTCGCTAATTAGGCTGACAATTTTGCGGACGTCTTGATTATAAGTTTTTTGATTCTTATCCAATACCAAACTTAGGAATATTAATTGATTTGAATTTAATCCTGGAATGTCCAGGAGTTTTGTGTTTAGTTCAATAATCATCTTATATACGTTGATAAACGATTAATCATCGAAGATTGTCAACTGGCGGTTAACAAACTCACTAGCTATCTTTTTTGCTTTGCTAATGTAGTATTGGTAATCCAGGTGACGATTTTCTATTGGTGTGGCATCCATCTTATTAAGGATTCGGACTCCATGTTCTGTTATTCTTGTTTCAGAACGCTTTTCATACATTTTATCCTTGACCCTTATAAGATAGTAGCCACTATTCGATGCGTAGTATCTATTAATACGTTGAATCAGGTTTCCACCATACTCAACTTTTGATTCCTTATTTACGCTTTGTGACATTAAAAAATCACGGATATCTCTATCCTTCTTAATAAACTTGTCTATCGGTTCATTGTTCAAAAAATAGTTTATCACAGCTTTGGAGATAACAACTGGTGTCATACTATTGTTAAGACCAATATCTGTGATAAACTTGCCTTTCTTTTCTATCAGTCTCGGATCTCCAGATTGAGAGTATCCTTTGCGAACACCAAAGTAATTGTTCACGTCGTACTGATAAAACGACTCGTAATCATCGGATTCGAATGTCAACTGGGTTAATTGCTCAACTTCCTTAATTGCATCGGCTATTGCGAAGCGGGCGGATTTGTCAGCAATGTAGACGACACCATCTGTATTGACTTGTACAATCTTACAATTCAATTCTAGAAGCTTATCCACTAACATAAGTAGTATAAGTTGCCCATTTATACGTATCTTGTATACGTTAAGTGGATCATATGCCCAGCTACTTTCTTGTTGCATCTTTCCGGTAAGAGCATTAAGAGCCTGTTTGAACGCCTTAGACTTTAATAACTCTCCATTACGTTTGGCAGCTAACCGCTCCTTGTATAGAGCGTTGTACACATTCCAAAAATCTTCTCCTAAGTGAACCGGAAACCAATGGTTTATAATGGCTAACGAAGGATACATAGACGTAACGTCGGAGTGTCCTATAAATTGTTCATCTGTAGGTTTGTAGACTCTAGGTTCGTTGATGGTGTGTATACCACCTTCTCCTATAGAGTAGCAAATGTTTGAGAGAACGAACTTCTTCTCATAGTTTTCTTGTTTCTTATCAGACTTACTTGCGTTGCAAGTAGCATTCTTTACATCCAATAAGACTTCTTTCAACTTTGGATTAGAATATTGTATGAATGGGAGTATAATGTCACCTAAACGAATGTTTCCGACTTTTCGAGTACGAGTTTTTAGCTCGTCTTTTGTTGTGTTGGTAATGTCTAAAACTGTGCGCAAGAGTATTTCCTCTCCAAATCGTACGCCACTCATTGACAGTGCATCAAACCCCCATTCTTTTTCAACTTCAAGACGTAGTTCTACATCTTCTTTTACTTTGTTAAGCAAAGCTTCAGTAGCATCTACGTCGTTCACATTATACTCTATCATAGCATCGATATTGCATTCTTCTATCTGCATATCAAAGTTACCTTCGTACTCTTGCACATTTGGCATATGTAAAAGTATTTCGATTTCTTTTAAGCTTTTCTGTTGCTTAGCACTATAGAGCATCAACATAAGATCAAACGAATAAAAGTAATTTGCATATTTGTATTGTTTTATCTTATCAATATTTCCTGTTTTTTCCGAACTTATTATTTCTTTACTAAGATAATACAGAGAACTACAAATTCTCGAGTATCCTAGTCGCTTCATTCTATTATAGAAACAGATAATATAGTTTATGATTATATCATCATAGTGCTTATTGTTATATCCGCACATTATATGTTCTGTTCTATTTGTATAGAAGAAGTCAACTAATTCTTTTAGTTGATTTTTTCGACAGGATATCTCGAATTTATATAGGTTATGATTCTCTGAATCTTTACAAGTACAATGAAAACAGTTTGGAAAAACTTCTATGTCATATAGAACTACTGGTCTTTCCTTTACTATCATAGTAGTTCTAACCGGATTCGAACCGATGACCTCCGGGTTATCTACCCGGTGCTCTGGCCACTGAGCTATAGAACTGACCCCGTCGGGTCTGCATGACATACACGATATGTGCGGACGCTGATTGATGTTTTACGTCTTTCGGTACCTTTCTCGCTGCCACATATCAGTACCACATGTTGTCCCTAGTGAGGGTTTGCACCTCGCAGTCATATCCTTTCGGAGCACACTAGGGTGACCAGTGGTGTCCTGGTCTATTCCATTAACAGTAGGGAAGTTCGTATAATCTAAGCCGCCATTCGCATTTTATTTGCGTTTGGCAACAGAATACGTCCTGTCTTCTTGCGATGGTCTTTAAGGTTTGTACAAACAAGATTACTGCGTTTTGCCTTTACCTTATTTGTCTCTTTACGAGCCATCTTCATGACTTTACTGTGTTCTGGAAGTTTGTTTACGCCTCCATACTTAGCAGTTTCGCCATTATCTTTTATCTGAGCAATTTCTTGCTCGTGGAACAACTCGTCAGTAGAAGAGAACCTACCAATAAGTTGTAATTTGTCATATTTAGCGACAACTAAGTCTCTAATACGTTCTTCAGCCGCGACTCTCTCTGCCTCCCAAACCGGGAATTGCTGCGAGTAGAATAAGTCGTCTTTCTTAACCGGACATGGGTTCTTTCGTTCCCATTTCTGCAGCTTGTGCTGAACATAGCCTTCCATGAGCTCGATGCGGTTAAGCTTTGTAACCTTTCTGCGAGATTCAATTTTGATTGAATTACGCTTGAGCAGTACGAACCAAGGTCTCTTACGAGAAAGACCGTGGATGCAATGTTCTTTACAGAACTTAGAAGTAGTTCCGTGAGACTTGTTAAAGTCCTTAAGCCACTTCTCTTTAGTGTCACGATAAGTTTTAACATAATCGTCCAAATATTGATTATTCTGGGTATTCATAACGTTGTCTCCTATAATTAAGCTGCCTGTTTAGCTGACTTTTGTTTAATTTCCTTAACCTGTGTAGGCTTCTTGTTTACAGCCTTAGCCTTAACCTTAAGCCCACGACGAAGCTTACGTCCCTCGGCCTTAGATCCGTGACTGAAGTTGTACGTGTTCTTCTCAAGGGTCTCCTTAGCCTTCTTCTTAGCTCTACGGAGATTATAGAAGTTAACACTAGCATTCTTAGAACACTCGATAGTATGAGGATCACCTCCATTCTTGTGCTTATTGTGGTTGCTTGCAGATACGTCTATACTAGCCTCATTAAATGGAGACTTACTATCAGAACGATACTGATAGAACGTAGCGTTACCCACAAGGTCACGCAGTTTTTCTACCACGTTTGCTGGCACATCCTTAAAGAATGCTGTAGAATTGGTAATACATGCAGATTTAATTCCGCAGTCTTTTACCAACTTCTCAAGTTCTCCCTTCTTCTTCAGAACGGAGTCGCACACAACTGTTATATTGTATACAGTAGCGTTGTCCCACTGTTTCTTTGCGATGTCTACTACCTTCTTGGTGTCAGCATCATTGAGACGCATTCGCTTGCATCGACGGGTAATTGATGCGATATGACGAGCCTGAGCGACATTGCGACGCTCTTCCTGCTTCTTCAAACGCTCCTCCAGAGTGATTTTAACAGGTCCTGAAGCCTTTGTCTTCTTGGAGTCGATCAACTTATCCATGATGCTCTTTTTACGCGCCTGACGAGCCTCTGCGCGAGCCTTAGAAGCAGCATACTTAGCCTGCTCCTTCTCGGCTTTAGCCTTCTTCTTAGCTGCCTTGAGTTCAGCATGCTTCTTAGCCTTCTCTGCATCAGCAGCACGACGCTTCTTAATGTTCTCTATTGTCTTATTAGCAGCATTAGACTCTTCCTTCTTAGCTGCCTCAGCCTTAACTGGTGTAGTTCCTATCTTAGCCTGAACCTTCTTGAGGTTCTTCTTATTATTCTTCTTAGACATAATCTTGATAATTTAATGTGTTAATAATGTTGTTTTTAAGGCAAGGGATTCCTTATTTGTGGTTCGTGTAAGCCTCGATCTTACTCCTTTCGGCGACCCTTGTATTTGTCTCGAACCTATAGCATTTAAACTGCGAGATCCATCTCGAACTTATCTGCAATAGTATCCTTAATCTCAATAGAAGTCTCATTGTTAAACTTCTCGAGATTGGCGTCAAACTTATTTGCTAGTAGCTGCTGCTCGTGAATAAGCTGTGCAATCTTAGCTGATGAGAACACCTCACGCTTAGGCATAGCCTTCAATCCCTTCTTTGCCTTAGTTGATGGATCAAGTGTCTTGATCATCTTGAGCTGAGCTATAGCCTCCTTTGCCTCACATGCTGCAAAAATGCTATAGTTATTTGTCTTCTTAAAATCCTCATAAGAGAATGTAGTAGTACCTGTGTTAAGAGCTACCAAAATACCCTTAATCATAATACGCTTCTCACTAAGCTGTACAATCTGATTATACAAACTCTTGAGATCTAAGCCAGAACCCTGCTTTGCTGCAATTGCCTTCTTAGACATCAGGTTCTCTGCTCGAATGATTCGCCAATACTTATTGATAGTAATATCAATGTTCTTGCGAATTGTAATAATGTTTGCTGAGTTCAATTTAATTGATTTCTTATTCATATAGTTTGATTAAAATTAAACAATTTACTTGAATCAGCCACTTACCTAGCTCCTATACTACATATTACTGTAATAAAGGATAAAAGGGTATCCATTGGTAATCCTACCCCGCAGGGCGGATTACCTATTCTCCGCAGAGAACTTTTAAGGATGCCCTTTAATATAAACTAATAATATTGTTATTGTATTTTCTTGCAAACAATAACGGTAACTTCATGCATGAATGTGTACTCTTCTGCGCACAGATTGTACACCATTCCCGCAGGAATGTTTCTGTTTATGGCATTACTCGTTTAGCGTTTACAATTCCATACTCCAACTCAATCATTGGTTTACCAATGCAGTCTTTCACCTGCAAAACTTCTTTACGTCCGTTGATATTGATAACAATTTTATCAGGAAACTCTTGCTGAGCGTTAAGCCTTGGCCCTGACACCCGGGACCCCGCAGGGTCCGCTCCTACGCCATCAGCAATGCTAGAATTCTGACATACTTTTGTCGCAACATCATACAGTCGTTCTACGACCCAGTTAAAGTTTTTGTCTTTAACTCCTTTCATCACAATTTCTTGCGATAGTCCTTCCATAATGGCTTTTTGGTTAAGCCCTGTAGAAAGACTCACTAGTGCATCCCATACCTTAAGAGCGAAGCTCTCAAATGGTAAGGTTTGCTCACAGCCGATTATCTTGTTCCAAAAATGGAATCTAGTTGAACCAAGAGTAATACTACCATCATCGTTAATGGTATAGATCTTGTATTTCTCTGTATGGTCCAACTTTTCATAAACGGCTGCCTTAATTTTCGGTTCTGAGAGCATTACTGCTATAAGCTTAACGCTCTTTTCTGTTAAAACAGCCTCCATGAACTTATGCTATCTTATCAGCTGGTTTAGAATCTGCCTTCTGACGCTCGTAGTCGGCAACGATCTTCTCGTTTGCTGCAATGGCAGACAAACACTGAGCCTTAGCCTTATTAGCCTGCTCAATAATTGCCTCAAGGCGAGCGATCTCACCACGGTTAAGATCGTTAAGAATGCCACTCAAATCCTTAGGATCTGAGAACACAGCCTTAGAGTTCTTGTCCTTAAGAGCGTTCTGAACTGCCTCCTCTGTGGTCTCACCAAACTTGGTGCTGTTCTCACCGAGAGGGATATCAATCTGGTGCTCGGTGCCCTCATTGAGACGGCAAACGACATCACCGATTGCATTCTGCTTGGTTGCCATAGACTCAATCGTAATATAGCCGATCGCAAAACGGCGAGGTGAACGATTGAGGACAAGGTTTACATTGGAGCCCTGCTTAGCCTGCTCCAAAACCTTATCATGATCTGGGTTGAACATACGGGTCTGAGGAATAAATACGTCCTGACCGAACATTCTGCCACCGAGCAAGCTCAGTGGGGTACGATTTGACTTAATTGTAGTTTCCACGATGTTTACATTAATTTCTGACATAATCATATCCTTTTTGATATCGTTATTGATTAACTAACGATATGATTTTTAAAATATGGTGTATTTTGGCTACACCTTTGCCGTTGTTTATTGAATAAAGCAACGCTGATACGAAGATACTCGGTTACTACTTTGCTTACTTAGTTTTCTAAAGAAAGTTCTACTATTGTAGACGCTTTTCATAGACTTAGCTACACTATTTCTACTACAACAATAGGGTAGTAGACTTGTAGCAGGAATTACGTACGTATGACGTAATTAACATTTACTGGATTATCCAGGCCCATCGTCTAAAGCTTTGAATGCTTTCTTTGCATAATCAAATGCTGAACTATTTTCTGCTATTTTGTTCACGTTTTTTCTAACTTAACTATTCTAATCTTCGTTGGTGAAATTTTGCAGAGCAACTAACACTCATAGAATCTTAGAATCCTTATAACCCACGAAAATATGTAGAATCTCGGTCGTATTTCCCTTACTATACTTACAAGATATTCCTACACGATTGTTATTAAAGCAGATGATCTCTACTGCTAACTTAAAAGCGACTGTCAGCTAGGTCTCCTTACTGCGGTACTCGGCTTATGGCATGTACCCAGCGGTTGGTTATCGGAATGTCTCAGGATCAAACCCATCACAGACTTTACGGCTTTTTACATCTTTGCTGATGTTTGCAATTTTTCTGTACCGGTATTACTACCTCCTATTTATAGTGCACGAATATTGGGAATTCAACCCATACATTTCATCTTGTCACCCACTTATAAACGTAATATACATGTATAGAGACAGTATACACATATAATATACACAGTCGTTTTACAACATAGAATATAAGCTGCCCATCAATTTCCTGTATTGCTTCGAACCTTTGTGTTTACATATACTGTTGCACAGTATACTTTAGCATGGTTGGCATATCGGTTGGCACTCGATTTCTTTACCTCAAGTCCTTACTTACAACGTAAGATACACTCTATAAAGGGACATCAATTTTTTGTTAAACATGTTACATTTTAAACTTTCTAGATTTTCATAGTCTATATCTTTTGCATACAACATACGCATATATAATATACCAGCTTACTACTCTGTAGAGACTATATAATATTGCATATCATAATACAAATAGACTATTGGTCTAAATTGTTTTGGATGAAAGTGGAGGTCAAATGATCCTGGCTGGATATATCTCGAATCAACTTTCTACCTATTTTGCTATTTCTTATTCTAGGATAGCTTTCCATCAATTTTCTTTGACTGTAACGGAGTCATCGATCATAGTCTCATGAACGATTTAATTTTCATGGAAATTGGCTGTAAGTTCGGATTGCCTAACATCCTAATTGCAACTGGAATAGATTTTCACCGCGATCTTCACCCGCGTACGATACTCCCGTAGAGCTTCGATTAAGGGACTGCCCAACCCTTGTGCTTGTTTTACTTTTATATACCGCATAAACAAGAAAAGCCTGGCGGTCTACCATGAACTCAGACGTCTTACACCTCATCCCTGGCACCCCTTCAATGGAGTTGTGACGAATCGAACGTCAAGGACTATATGCCAACGTATTCACCATACGTCCCGTGAGTATTATCCTCACGATATTGCGTCTTAGATAAATTTTTCGGCCTTTATACTAGCTTTGGACACTAGAAACACTACCTACGGCTTAATAATACTTCTATATTGTTTGGGATATCCTCGGTTCTTCCAGCACCATGCACCATACCATGTATGCAATTCTGTTCACCTACTGGGGACCAATATAGTTCATCTCGTGTAACGTTCGTGTATGCTTAGTATTATCACATACAATTCCGATACGGTTCATTATGCCCTTCTTGGGACTTATGCGTTTTTAGATTACACAGCCTCATCCAGCTTGTCTCCAGACGGTTCTCACAAGTCCAGCTGTGTAATCTATAGGAGTTGATACAACGCTACTCCTACCTATATCAAACCGTTTCAATGTTTGATACATTTCATCCTACCTTTTGAGTGATCTCGCCCTGCAAGACAGGGTTAACATATTCTCGGATCCAGTTTAATTTGATTGAGTTTTTCTTCTAGCTCCTTCGCGGGGGGATGTTCCAGAATAGTACGTAGACTAATGGGATCTACTATATGTACTTACCTAATTATAGCACATAGGGTTCTTATGTTTACTTATGTACATTAGAGGCGATTTGGATATAATCACGGAGCTCTCCCTTACGAATGGTAGAGTTGTGATTAGTGGAGTCGACCTTTTCTCCAGGTTCCATAATATACAGAAGTGGTACATACGACGTATCTGTCTTCTTAATTATGGTGCGTTTAACAATTGCCTTTGCAGGCAACTGTTTATGATTACAAGGTACAGGCACTTTTACCTTAACGGTATCATGCACTGTATCAGGATTAGCACGATTCATCTGACCAAACAAATGGTCCATTGGTTGCGATACAGTAGATGCTGCTACTGTTTGCACTGTCGTCGGAAGGGGCACGTTCTTAAGATCTGCAATATTCATGCCGATCGCAAGAAATGCTGCACCTAGCAACGTTGTTACTAATTTTTTCATACTTTGATAGTTAAATTATTTGCGTTCACTTTGCCATTGGATATCAAAGGCTCTTCTAACGCGACCAACTAGTTGTGAACCAGCTTTCTTAATTGGCCGTATTATTTTTTTACCTGAGCCTTAGCCTTACCCTTGGCTTCCTTCTTCTTGTTCTCTGCTGCCTTCTTATCAGCTGCTTCCTTAGCAGCCTTGGCAACAGCCTCTTCCTCGGCCTTGATCTCTTCGTCGGTCTTAAATGCCAAGTCGATAATATTCTCCTTAGCATAACCTACGAGCGGATCAGAAGGATTACGGAACAGATTAGAGATGATACCTGCATACTGAGTAGCGTTATCCAGCATAGAATCAGACTTAACCTTAGCCATCATCTCTGGAACTACATCGCGATAGTATGCACGCTTAATAGAGATAACAGTCTTCTTAGCGAAGCTATTACCATCCAAGAAGTTCTTCTTCAGGTTCTCAACAAACTCACCTGGAGCTGCAATAACTGCTGCAGTAGCCTTATCGGCAAATGCGATATTCTTGTTAGCTGTATCGATATGCGCCTGAACACGCTCCTTCTCAGGAAGCTTGTTCTCTTCCTCAATCATAATCTTGCCCTTAGAGCGAACCTCATCAGCACTGATAAGAACAAGACATCTTACAGCGTCTGCAATCTGATTATCGGTATACTTACATACACCGGTGTTCTTGTCTGTAGAATGGTCAAGAAGCTCACAGAACGCAGATACAGGAGATCCTGACGTAGCGGTAACGTTGAAGAGGTGAGCGCCAATTCCATAAGTGAGAGTTCCGACACGACCCGTAAGGCTAACAACCTCACGAAACACGTCATGAAAATTCATGTTGTTGACACGCTCAAGATTACTCTTAGCAGAAGCAAGAGCCTTCTCAGCGTTTTCCTTGTACTTCTTGTCCTTGGTGTCCTTAAGTGTCTTCTCGGCGGACTCGATCGCACGCTTAGCTTCGATAGAGCGATATGCCTTATAGAAGTTCACGCACTGCATAATGCTGTCCATAAGCTTAGAATCACGATTCATAGCCAGGAAACCAGACAACGCCTCCTTAAGCTCTTCCTCATCCTTGATCTTTGTAGGATCAAAGACCTTACCTGCTGTTGCAGCACGAGCCTGTGCGTCTTTGTCAAGATTCTTTGCAGTCTCTTCTGAAACTTGTACAGCTGCACCTGTAACCTCAACTGCTTCAGCGTCTTCGGTCGAAGGCAAGAGCTTAGCCTCGTCAAAGTTTACACCAATCTCTTTAAGAGCTTCCTTAAGCTCTGGGAGCGCAGACTTGCGAATTACTAACGCAAAGTCACTAGAACCATACTTAACCTCATTGCACATGCATACAGCAATGCCAAGAGCATTAATATGATTGATCTTGTCGATGGCTCCCTGCGGGATACCAGTATGCTCTGCAGCGTTCTCATCCAAGAAGAAACGATCATGAGCCATCTTCAACAAGTCTACCTGATGGTTACGGTCCATGCTTGACCCACCTGTTGTTGTGAGCATAGCTGCAGCCTCAACAGCTGCATTTACACCGTTATCACCATTGTTGTTATTCTGGGCAACCTTAACGTTACCCTTGTTCTTTTTATTAGCCATTTTGATAATGTTTTAAAAATGTTAAATACTAAAATTAATTAATAAAATCCTGGGCAACTAACTTAGATTCAACTTGTGTCGAATATAAAGTTCGTTTTTAACCAATCTTGTGGAGGCTTAGTGAGCACTTTAATATGCCCATCTTCACTCAAGTTAAGCGCAGCGACAGTATCTGCTACAACTGTATCCTTACCTGCTGGTTTTATCTCATTACATGTACCAGCGCCCTCTGAGGGTTCCAAAGCCTGAAGTGAGCACGTCGGTGCCAGCATGGGAGTTGTAGAAGATTTAACTGTGCTGGCTTCACTTTTATGGTCAACAAAGGCACTGTTGACCATGCTCTTACCAGTAAAACCAAGCAAGAGACTCACAAGAATGATCCAGAACAACTTGTTACTCTTGTTGTATCTTGCGAAACCAAGAGCGATAAAGATTGAGAGAATCAATAATAAAAGTGAAGTCATTTTGTTAAACTTTTAAGTTATTTTTAATTTTCCTACGAGTGCGGCTTAATGCTGCTTTTATAGTGCCTGTAGGAGTTTTTAGCACTTTGCTAATTTCGTCAACTGATAGATCCTCTACGTAAAACAAATTAAAAATCTTTTGTGTCTTTTTAGGGAGCTTTTCAAACTCCTTTAAAAGAAATTCGTGTTCAAGAAGATTGACAAGATCTTCTTCTTCCGAAGAACTAGTTAATTCTACGGGTAGTCGGCCCATATCTTCTCCTAATTCCATAGATTTCTCCTTTATCTTTCGTAAATAATCTATAGCCGTTCTATTAGCTATAATTCTCAGCCATCCGCCAAAAGACGAATAATCTGTGAATGTCGAGAGTTTCTGGTGAACCTTAAGAAATACAACATTTGTAAGATCTTTAGCTTCATCCATATCATTCACGTAATGAAAGAGTACGTTGTCAACGAACTCCTTATAACGGTTAAACAATTTATTAAACGCAAGCTCATTTCCCTTCTGAGCTTCTTTTATGGTCTCAATCTCAGATTGAGTGATACGCTGATACTCCATATTGTGGAGTAGGGGAGATCTCTCTCACCCTACCCCTGATAAAACGGAAGGTCATATACCATCTTTTGACGGTACAATGACCAAACGTTGTTGACGAAATTGTTGAAAAGAATCAATTTTAAATCCTTTCCGCCGGTCTTCATTTCTACTTTTTCAAGTAGTCCTGAACCAATACGCATACGAGTTGTAAGTGTTTTGAACTTCATAGAATTGGTTAGGACTATTGTTTTCATAATCCAATCACCAACTCTACGCAAATGTTCATTACAACAGTATTCGTATATACAATCTTCGTCTAGGCTATCTCCAGCACAGAATACGTGCGCTCCATCAGTGAAGCCCTTTTTAAGGCGATTGTGGAACCAGTTAATCACATCTTCTACGTTGTCACTTTCATAGCCTAACAGACTAGCTCTGTAAATTAGCATTTTAGGGAAATACTCCATTTTCTATTTTGTTTAATTAAATGTTTTCTTAATAAACTTAGAAAAATCTTCAAGATATTCATCTAGAAATCCAGCTTTCTCTGACAAGAAATTATCAAATAGTGCCATATTACCGCATTTACATGATATTTTGTAATAGTTATCTAGGAATTTATAGTTATTTTGAAACCATACAACCCAACTATTAACCCATATCCAAAATGCGTATTCTCCAGCATTGAAAGTCTTGTTAATACATTCTAAGTTTATAGAGTCTGCAAAATTAAAATTTTGAGACCCCTCGTGGATTCCAAGAGCTTTTCTTATTGACGCATTCTTTTCATCTGTTCTAGGTCTCCCTTTTCCAGTGTTGTAGATTGCTATATTCTCTTGATATACACGGTCTATCCATCGCGTTTTAACGGCATACTTAATTCTTTCGTGTGGCTTCTTACCAATATTTGATAATCTACCAAACTCTGTACACCATTTAAACGCGAGGTCGACAACATAAGGACACCTGTCCTTTATCATCGCTTTGTATCCCTTTGTCATAACTAATAGGAAGAAGCTGGGGAATCGAACCCCAGACCCAAACCAAAAGGCGACGGTACCAACTTCTTTCTTCTCTCCACTTAGGTAGGAAGCACCTAGACTAAACTTACGCTACGCAAGTATAGTCTACAATGTTATTTACATTGCCGTTTAATTTATAGTATAGTGCTTAATGTATTTATCTCCTCTGTCTGTCAAAACCAAACACGCCCGTGTAGGCAGTTTTACAACATGCCTAGGTTGCCACGTTTTCGCGAACAAAAATGTGATCTGTCATACATAGACACAAACAGAATAGACAGTTTTACAACATGTCTGGGTTGTTGTTCAGATTGAACACTCTCTGCGGGAGGGTGTGGACGTGAGGGGAGTCGACAAAATCTTCAAGTTCATTGCAACTATTCCACTCTGCTCCACGTTATATTTATATGGAACAGATAAAGAAATATATGCAAAACAGAAAGTTAATAACTTTCGTTTGTGATTGTTGTGGAAAAGAAGCTCAAAAACCTCTTTCCGAATACAACAGAAACAAGAAACTTGGTAGGAAGAATTTTTGTAGTAGAAGTTGTGCAATTCGTTATGCTAATAAAAATAAATTACATACATTTACAGATAAATGTAGAGAACATCTTTTAAGTATTTGCAACAATCAAATAGACGAATATACCGATTTTAGATATATCCTTAGAAGTGTCTATAAAAGATTTAAAGAAGTAAGCGTACCTAGTGTGCCAAGCGTAGCATGTTCTACAGCCGAAGCCCTTGCCTGGTATAAAATTAAAGCTTCCAACATATAAAAGCCATAACTTCTATTTTGATTGTGCATCTTTAGACAGAATAGATTCTTCTAAAGGCTACGTTAAAGGAAATGTTCAATTCATATCATTACCTATAAATTATATGAAATCTACTAAATCAGATATTGAAATCAGACAATTTCTTAAACAAATTTCTTCTTACACTTCACATTTCTGCGAAGATGAGACTATCTCTTCACCTAAAGAGGTGTTGGGCGCTCGAGCTGGTAATTAAGAAGACTATACTTCTCCAGTAGTCGTTGCACTTTCTTGTGGTGTACCACAAGCTTAGCTCAGGGTTAGCATGAACAATACTAGCTTTGAGCTATTATTGTTTTTAGCCTTCCTTGAATTCACCCAATATGGGCTCGGTAAGAACCCCTGTCCAAACAGATTATTTCATACACACTGTACATTTGTTTTGTAAATGTCCTGATGATCAGTCAGAACATTTGATTTAAACCACTTTAGGTGCGTTCTAAGGCATTTTTGCGACACTTGTGGTTAATTACTCCACTCGGTGACATACTCTGCCTCAGAATGCATTAGAACATGGTTGAAAATATATAGGAATCCTCATGATACGAAGATACTTAGAGGGCTATATTCAGCATTTTTGATACATTTTGCAGGGTTCGATTAACTTTCTCAGAGCAACCAAATCTCCCCGATACAAAGATACGCACAAAACATATTGTTTGATCTACTGTCCCAATTTATTGTGTGGGTTCACATCTCTTCTTCTCATCGTGATACGAAGATACTTGATGAGAATGTTAATTCATTCTGAGATTCCTTCACTGTCTCGTCCCTCGGGACCTCCTGTAGTACTTGAGAATCTGTGTACGTGATACGAAGATACTTGTACTAGAAGAAGAATTAGAAGCGATCGAACTGATAGTTGGCATAATACCAGCTGTTTGGATACTTGTCGCGCAACTCACGGTCGTGCTTCTCGTACTCCTGGTTCAGTTCGGTCATCTGCTTACGCTGATCCTCATCGATCTTCTGAGACAGGTCACGGAACATATTTGGCGTGATCTTCTGGTCGTCAGGAACGACGGTACCATTCTCGTCCTTGCCCAGAAGACGGGCCAACAGCTCTGTACGCTTCTTCAGAATATCGAGGGTGATCTTTGCCTTCGCACGGTCCTTACGGACATTGAGAAGCTCCTTAATACGGAGATAGTCAGCACACTTAACGATCTCTTTGACCTGGGAGATCTTACGCTTCTCCTCATCCTGGCGGATCTCTTCTGCCGCCTTGTCTGCAATGTCGGTTACGAGGTTACCCTTAACCAACTTTTCAACAACGTTGTCTACTGACGCATTCTGCTGCTCTTTAGCAGCACCTTTTGTTTCTGCTTTTGCCATTTTGATAATGATTTAAAATGTTTGTAAATAAAATTAATTAACACATGTTACTTCGCCCACACTCCATGATGGATTCTTAACCAATACTGCACCGTCGCTATTAACGGTGATATCACATGGAGCCTTGTGGGCGTAGTTAGCCAAATGAATGAGTGCGAATCTAGCTTTTTGAGCTTGACTCTCATCAGGGTATTTGGATTCGAATGCCAATGTCTTGACAATCTTACCCTTTACCTTCTTAGTCGTATACACTGGAATCTTCCACATAATCGAGAGGATTTAATTTGTTCTGAAACTTGTCACGCTTATAAGCTTTTGCTTTAGCTTCTGCATGACGTTGACGATACACTTTCTTTGTATTACGTTGTGTTCTACACATAGTTACATATTATCTTGAACCATTTTGAATACACAAATAACATCGGTAGAAATACCATAAGAATCACGCATTCTCTTACTTACACCACAAGATATAATCTTGATAGCGCTTGTGAGAGACTCGTTGTTAGGCTCGTCATTTACAGCCTCGGACAATGCAAGCAACAACTTCATTTTTGAGTTGAAGAACTTGCCAAACTTCTCTTTTGCGTAGATGCACGCAGACTCTGCGACAGACAATTCTGTAGCACTCTTGTTTTCTGCGTGGCGGATAACAATGGAACTGACTTCTCTTTCATCCATTGTAGATACATGCACATCCGTAACATCTGATTTAATAACCTTTAATTGTGAGGCTATCAACGCAACTTCAGATGGGCCCAAATCTGAACCTTTGTAAGAGATAACGATGTACTGCTTCATAGCTAATCCTCCTTTGGTATTATGTTAGTACTGGAGGACTGCACAATCTGCACATGCTTACCATCAATAATGGTATCAATTGTTTCCGTGTTAGGAATGTCTGGCGGAGTCAAGATATTGTATTGGTCTGATTTATCGGGCAAGTTCATATACACATGCTTGTTAACCTCGAACTCATGGGATATACTTCCCTTAGTTATTGGTTCCCCAGATTTCTCTAGGACCGATACAACGTCACGCATAACCTTTTCAGGTATGCTGAAGAATACAGAATCCTGATGTCTCCACTGACCTTCCGTCTTCTGATATGTCAATGCATCAGAATAGTCGGCGAATGTAGGATTGTCAATTTCCTGCATCATCTTTGATACCATGAGCGAATCATCGTGTCTGATTTCGCTCTTTGTCTGCTTCACATAGTCACATGATGACACTGCGAAAGCTACAATAAGCACGATTAAGCACATGCTAAGCTTTTCAAATAATCTCTTCATTTTGATAATTTATTAGAGATTTAACAAATGTTAACTATCCGGGTTTTAAAGATTCACGGAATCATCTATTGTGATACATATGGGACTCGAACCCATGACCCATAGATTAAAAATCTATTGCTCTACCAACTGAGCTAATGTATCAAAAGAAGGAATACACACATACACCTAGTATTCGTTTAAGTATGCCCTCCTACAGCGGTTACCAGGAACGCCGCACCACCTCTTCCTTCTTGTGGACCAGCTAGGGTTTGAACCTAGGACCTCCAGATTATGAGTCTGTTGCTCTAACCGACTGAGCTACAAGTCCAAATGGCAGTTTTTCGTCTTGTTTTTATCCCTTTCTTAGATACTGCCAAACTCTACCCAGGACGCTATAATGCGTGATTTTATGCAGACTTGAACTGCTATGTAGGCCTTTAACCTAATAAATCTCGGGGACAGTATAAACTGCCCCCTTGAAATGCAACTAAATATATTTTTCCTCCTCCTCTTCTATTATATCATTCCACGTAAAGTAGAATAATAGAAGGCCAAAAATCAAAGCAACTACCAACCATATTATTATAAGACCAATAGCAAGTGTACTTATCTCTCGCACATTACCTAATGCCTTTATAAGGCTAAGTAGCGGATAAAATGAAGCTAACATAATCAATAAGCTTCCACCTAAATATATTAATCTACTCATGATCTAGTAATTGTTGAGTTCTACTAAAATTGAAGTCGTGCACAAAATAACTCTCTAGACTATTGCTAAGATATTCTTTTGTAGACCCAACTTCATATTCACTTTGAGACAATATACATACATCATCATTAAGGGCTTCATCAAACTCTAACAACGCGATATTATTATCTCTACATACTTTCTTGAGCTTTCTTACGTCGCTATGAAAACGACGCAACTCAAGTTCAGATTCGGACATTTGTCCGTTCTTTCTACGTTTTGCCATAATTAAGGACTAATAAAAATTATTCCGTCTTCAATGCAAGATGGTGATTCTTTATTATCCAAATTCTTTGAGTCGTTTATTCTTGGACAAGAAAAAGGATTATTAAAGACACATCCATTGCAATTGTATTGACGTTTAGCCCTAACAATAATGCCATTTATTTTGTAGATTCTGCCAGGACTAAGTTTTTTACTCATAGTTCATCAATCAATTGTAGTTTATACATTGGCTTTTTGACTGGAACGATTTGATAATCTTTAATAGTTTCGCCAACTTTTCGTAGTACTCTAGATACTTCTCCAAGATGAAATGTTCTATGTACAGTTTCTCCATTCTTAGCTAGAATAAAGCATACAAATTTTGTAGGGTTTGCGTATAATTTATCATACACATAGGATACTTCGTGATAGAACGAACCAACTCCTTTCATAGCGTCAATTTTATTCATATCACTTTCTCCAACCATAATTTTTGTAGTTTCTAGCTTTTCCAGACTGCTTGACTTATATATACAACATTTCCCAGTTGATACATCTCTAACAGCTGTGCATTTACCACCAGCTCCAGTGATTACCACCATCAAACCACCTACCATTGTTCCACTTGGTAGAACTCGGCGAACTACATCATTCTTCTGAAATTTCATTTACGTACAAATTTAATTTTATAACGAACAATAGACGTAATTACGCCATTTCTCAATCTAATACCAAGTGTTGGCTCAATAGAGAATTGCTTGCACGTATTGATGTAATCAACAACACTCTTTGAGATTGGGATAATCTCTGAGAATCCTGCTGACTTATCAATGTATGCAGCCATATACTTAACGGTTTTGCCGTTAGAACTAGGTTGTTGTACTATTTGCTTAATACATTCAACCTTACAGATCATAGTATCAATCGCTGCTTTTTGCTGCGCGTGACACTTTGAGGTCAGGAGTAGTAATAATATTATTACAACTACTGCTATCAGTGGGCCAGGATTGTTTTTGTCCGGCTTCTCGTATAATCTTACAGCCATTTTTTATCATCCTTTAGTAATTTCACAAATACATCCTACAGATTCAAGATCGGCCTTCATATTATGAATGTAAGATTCGTCGAAGGACTGAGATAACAACACTTCTTCGCTTTCAACAGACGCATCCATAATAGCTTTTGCTTTTCCCAAAGAAATACTAAGCTGTGCTGATAACTCTCTTGCCGTACTCAATTTATTATCATTTTTTACTTTATTCAAGTATAAATAATAAGTGGTTCGTACAGGCCCTTTGTTGACTTTCTCTTCCATCTCCATAGATGATACTAATGCTAACAACAAATTAACATTATGTCTCATCTCTTTTACACCAGAGCATTCTGTCTGAATCTTGATCTTTCCATCGTTCTGGATAGTAACATTCAACATAAGTTCAATGAATCGTTAAAAATTTAACACTTGTCTTGCCAGCTCCTGGAACATTTGCATGCTTGTTATTAATATAACTTCTCAAAGTGTTCTCAAGGGACTTAGCATTGACCTTACTTAACCCAGAAGAGAGGATCATTGTAGATCCTCCCTCTTTAGCAACTACCTTGTAGTTAAGATACTCAGCATCAGGTTTCCCTTTTGCTGACTGTGGCTTAACTGCTTGGTTATGCGTCTGCTTGTGTTTCTTCTGACTCATCATCTACATGAATAAATGGTTTGCAATCCATTCCGATGTTCTTGATAGTCTCAGGCTCACTGAGCTTTTCTTCCGCAATGCTGCTGATAGCAGCGGCAATATGTACAAGATGGTTCAGATGAGTGATACCATTGAACTTTCCAGCTACTTCAACTGTCACATTAATACTCTGCTCCCCAGTCTCCTGGTTCTTCGTAACTCCAATCCCATTAAGAATTGGAACATACTTCTCGAACTTGGTCTCCACATAACTTGGAGAGTCAAGATCAACGTGGTTAGGAGACAGTATACAAGACACTGTCACAATTGTTGTAGCACCATCAGCAAAAATAGCTGTTTCAAACTTTGGGTAATCATTATCCACCAACTTATTTAAAATGTTCATAATTTTGATAATTTAAACATTATTTACTTGTATAGGACTACTTCTCACCTATACTTGAGTTTTGTGTTCCATCTGTAATTCGGTTTCCCTTTGGAGGCTTTGGACTCCCTACGGCTACATTAAACACTTAGGGTTGATGCAACTCAACCCTTATGTTTTTAATTAATCTAAAATAGCACCAATGTAAGTTATGAAGACAATACTTACACCAGTCTTTTTGTTCATGAAAATTTAAATCGCACATGTAACAATCTGTAAAACTAGATTTATTTTTCACAATTCTAAATACATTCTTACAAATTGTAATCAATTGCCCTGGTTTATAATTCTTATGAGTACCAGATGTCTTCTGTGTGGTCTTCTTTTTCAAATTCATTCATACACTTACTTGTTAATTAAGTTGTCTACTTTGGATTTTGCTTCTAAGTAATCACTACCATAATCTGTTGCAAGATCTGTATCCATAAGATCAAGATTATGTGTTCCATTGAGAGAGTCAAGCAATGTTTCGACACATGTATAGTATCTTTCATATGCTTCTATCTTTTTCTCTGCTTTTTTGCCCTTACCTGTATGGTAATTTGACATAAAGCAGGCACCCACAAAGCAGCCTAATACTGCTCCTACTAACAATAAATTCATGTTGTCCATAAAACGATGTACTTTATTCTTTTCCATATATATAATTATTGATTAATATACATAATAAAAACGTGCCTATCTTCACAGACCAGCACGTTGAGCATCGAAATAAAACCTACGTCACTTAGTAAAAGATGATGTAAGAAAATCGGTATGGTAAAAAACAAATTGAAGTGGTTACTGGACTCGAACCGTCGCTATGTTGCGCTTTACTATAGCCAAGTACAATATCCATATAATGCATTTGTACATAGTATACCCTCTTGCTTTAGCAAGTGTATAATAACCACTATCCGTCTCTCCAGATTGTCATAGAGACTGGGTCTACATTTGACAGATTGCACCTTTTGCAAATAGGCTGTAGTTACCGTATCTCAGTTTTACACGTAAACCTATTGCCTATAGACGACTCACCCTCTGTGTTCTACAATCGACATCTTATAGCTTTGCAAGTACCATAAGCACGTGTTGTAGTCATGGGCTTGGGACCATGAACGCCACATTACTGCCTACGATTTATCACGTTAGCGTAGGCGCTCCGTCATCCTAGTTTATATACCGCATGAGATAACGGTTTAATACAACTATCTTCACAGACCATTGTATTATGAGGTCTATTCGCGCTTTGAGTAATGAATCAGACTACACCATGATGCAACATGTGTAGTTTCGTCTAGGTCTCATCAGTGATGATTTTAGACTCTCCCTAGCTGAGTTTAAATAAAACATACCACTATCTTCACAGACCATGGTATGTGCCAAACCTATTGTTGTTACACTTAACAACTACAACCTACATCCTAACTAAAAAACCTGACATTTATTTGATTATTATACGTCTTTATTTGTCTTTCCAAATGCCAACGCTTATTTATACTCTTGCGTATAGAGTTATGTTATTATACATTTAATCAAAAATGTAATATACTAACACCTTGTTTGCAGCCTTTACATACGAAATACAAGGTATATTCAATGATGAAGCAAACTTGTCTGCTAAATCATTGCCATCAAACATTATCTCGACACCAAATTCTGTTATTAAACAGTTTTGGATATCTTTGTTTGCTGCTCCATTCTCAATTATTGCTTTCATATTGATTATGTTTTTATTACCGATTTAAAAGTGTTCGTCTGTTCCGAACTGCCAACACAAGTCTTGTCTTGTGATTAATTTACTTTCCAAGATGTCTGTTACTAATTTTTATGTGCTATATGTAACAATATATACACAAGTATTTTTGTAGAAAAACACAAAACTATTTATCTCATACTATTTGCTCGGTTATGATAAATAGTTTACCGAACAAAGCTTCTATAATGATTACACAACTAATTTGTCCTTCGTAATAACTTGTATTACGAAATTAGTTTCCATGTTGTTATAGAAGCAATTAAGTTTACACATCTACGCAATGTGCATAAAAGCTATATATTAAAACAGCCTATTTGAGCTGTTACGTAGAATTTTTCTGAAAAAAGGGGTTTGGGAGATTGTTTTACCAATCCCCATCCCCACTAGTCTTCGTCGTCTGTTGAGTAGTCGAAATTGTCGCTTATCATATCAGCCAGGCGGACTTTTAGTTTCTTTACTTCTGCTTGCTCATCATCAACATTGCCAAGGTAAGTATTGGCAAGGCTTGAGTAAGTGTGCTCCCCGTCAGTGATTGATTTTTCTTTTCCGTCAGTAAGTTCAGAAATTGTGTAATCAAACGTGCTAAAGCGCGCCTTTTTACCTACAAACTTTGCGGACAATTCTTTTAACGCTTCATCCTGTGCCTTTTCTGTATGCTTATTACCTTCTAGCACTCTATCAAAATTAAGAATGCAAGAATAAGACTTTCCGACAACTGCGCCGGCATCAGCGAAAGCCGCCAAAGAAAGGAAATCTTTATCCTCCTTATTATCGGAAGAATTAGAAATTGCGTAAGTTACACGCAATGCTACTCTGAATGTTTCGTTATCCTCATTAAATGAGTATAACTTTTCATTGAGTGATACGCTGTTAATTACAGCGATTTCGTTAACTTTTTTCATGTGCTTTGAGTTTTTAATGTGAATAAATTGTGTTTTGTCTTGGGGGGATATCCCAATCCGAAAGTATATACCGGGGTGTGATTCATTGCTGTTTCTCGTCTTTACACATTTATCACAATTCAAAAAAAATCAAAAAAATATTTTTCTTACGTCCAAACAACAAAAAAGCCGAGGCGTAAACCCCGGCTAATTAGCTTTTGCATTTTACTTTATACGCACATATATATACGTTTTAACTGCTCTAAATCCTTGAATATATCCAGATGTTCTGCTTCTTTAACTATCATGCCAACAAGGAAGAAATCAAATAATTTACACAGATGTAGTGTATAATCGTGATAAATTACGCACGGAAGACGCTTATTTTGCTATGTTGAAATCTTCGTTGTTTTTAGAATCATCTTCTGCATAATCTTCGCATTCTACTTCTTTTACAAGTATTTGTCTACCTCCCTTATGGCCCCTAGGAACATATCCCGATCCAAGCTGATCATGTATAATCTCTGTTACAGTCTTCTGTTTCTTAGGCTTTAAAGTATTTTGCATAGTAGGCGTAGAGTCTATCTCGCCATTCTCTACTATAGATTCGTAATCGGTATATAAAGGAGAACTTACATCCTCAAACTTCTTAAAGAAATCCTTTACTTCGCGCATGTATTTGTGACCTTCTCTCTCATATAATACCGAATCTATCCATGCGCCATCAAAATCGTTTTTAAATTTTCCAATTCCAAGGTATTTGTAGTCTTTACCTTTATATCTGTATATATAATCTTCCATTACCTTGTCTCCTTATTAGCAATTTTTAACCTATTTATCTATCTCTAGAAATACTATTCTGCATCTGCAGTATTATGTTCGGCTTTATCTGGCTCAATACCAGGAGTGCATCCAGTGCCAATAATGTCTCCGATTCTATCAAGTGTAGTAGATCTATCTGGCTCTGCGAGTCTTATAAACTCAGATGCTTCCATCATTTTGTATACTCCACGGTATTTGTAGAGTATGGTATCTACCAATTTTCCAGAAGCTAATTGAAATTGACCGGTGCCGATATATATTACTTTTACATCACTATTTCTATTTAATATAAATCTATCATTCTCCATACACGTTATTTCTTTAAATTAGCAATCTTTAATCTAATTGACAATAGCTTCTTATTAACATTCTTGTCGTTCTTGATCAATCTCTTTGCCACAGTTATGTATTTAATGATCTTTACGACAGGGATTGCAAGTTTTATTCCAATAAGAGAAATAGCTGCCCATAAAGGTAGAATTGCAAAGCATACGTACAATAGTATCGCCCAAAATGCCAAGTTTAGCATACTTACTGTAACACTTTTAGCATTCATAGCCTTACATACATTATCAAATATCTCCTTTTCATCTGCGTTTAATTCGTTTCTAATCTCATATATATCTACTAACATATTTTAATCTCCTATTTTTAAAATCTCCACCATCTAGTAGTCTCTTTCTTTAATTCATTGAGACACGTCTCATATTTGTCTTTCCAATAACTAGTGTGCTCTTCCTGGCGTGCCAACTGTCTCTGCAGCAGTGTTATCTGAGCATCTCTAGCTTCTAACGCACTCTCATTATCTATTGACTTACTATTCTGTACAAGCTTTTCGTAATCTTTTCTATCTAGAATTACATAATCCCTAAGCTGTCTAATCAATTGAACTAAGTCTAATTCCTTCGTCTCCATATATAATATCCAATAACATTTTAGTTGTTTCGGGATAATCCGAGAACATCTTTATCATCTATTCTGCTATCCCCGAACACTTCTTTAAATTTGTAGAACTCTCCTTTTTCATCAAGCTGCAGCGCTAATTGTAATATCTGTCTCGTTGGTGCTGCTTCCTCTCCTAGATTTTCTAGTTCCTTCAGTAATGTCTGATACGCATCCCTCTGTCCTGGATCCATCTTTTCCTGTCTCTTCATCTTCTGTGTCATTTAAAGCGTTTGTACCCATTTTTACTTTCTTTTTGAAGTTGTCATATCTTTCAATAACTTCATCAGCTGCCACATCCTTATCCTTAGGATCGTTTGGGTTATATAATACTTCTACTGGCCCAAAGCTTTTTAATATCTCTAGAAGCTCTTTGAAGTCCTCTTCATCTGCTCCGTCATTAAGTACTTGCATTGTTTCCATCTTTTTGGATTATTTTGTCTGTATTCTTTTATAGCTTTCCCTATAAAGGTACACGCTTCGATAGGCGTGAGTACAATTGGTTTTGGGTTAAGCTGCGATCGTCTCATTTGCTTCGTTTAAAGCGTTTACAACTTCAGCTTTGGTAGTCTTTGTTTTAGACTGCTCAATAAGCTTTTGTACAAGTTCGTCCTTATGAGGATTACCTTTTTGTGCATACATGTGCATAAGGATTGCTGTAGCACTTGCAAACTCTCTAGAGTTTTTGTCAAGTGTGTCTATAAGTTCCTCAAGTTCTTCAATTGTATATTTTCCTGGCTTATGCAAGAACTTTCCATCTTTGTCGTACAGGTTACTATTTTTGCTAATTTTTCCCATTATTACTTACTCCTTTAAGTATTACCCAACCAGCTGTAACAGCTATTATTGGGATGATTAAAAATATAGTTATTATATCAAATGGATTCATCATTGTCTGGTTCATAAAACCCTAATCTTCTTCCGTTTTTCTCGGCTCTTTCTATTATTTCCGCAGCTCTTAAAAAGTCTTTATCTTTTGCTATTTTGCTCAGCATGGGCTATGTATTTTGTGCACTCTTCCTCTATAATTTCACCATCGTCGTTACGTGTTAAATGTGTGTATTTCATCTTTGATCTGTTGAATTTAAACGCTCTAAACGCCTTATCTCGCTCCTATTTGTCATCATATCTATGGATGTATTTCATCATTTGTGTAGCATTTACAGATCCTGCTACCCCAAGATTACATAGGTTTTTAATAAAGCTCATAGCCCCGTCTTCTCCAAACTTATGCTTTAGCATACTATACTCTTTAAGGCTCTTCTAGAACCACTAATTGTCTATATCGTATACTGGATCTTGCTCAACAATATATGCTATATTTATTGGCACACCGTGCACAAAGAAGTATTTGCACTACTATGTACAAGGTTTATTTTGATATTGTAGAGATAAGAAGTCAGCGTAATATAGTACGGCGCTCATCTCAAACTAATTCATACTTTACTTGCTGTTTTGTTTACACACTCTGTAAAGTATCCAATCAAGTATGCGAATACCTCGTTAGTATCTTCAGAGAGATTTATATGACACGATTCTAGTATATCTACAGCCGCATGAAATGACTCGTGAGCAAACGTGTTTACATCATTATAATCATTCCAGATCTTGTTTACTACTATGATTTCGCAATCTTCGTCCGTTGATTTATCATATGCTCCATTTACTGTATAAGCCGTATATTTAGAATATTCACCATCGCATATAGATGATTCATCTTGTCTAAATGCAAATCTTTTATCTATTACAGACTTATCTGGGTTAACTATAACGAATAAACTAAACCCATATACTGTATTGTATTCGTCTATTATACACTTCTTTTTATCCATACTATTCTTATTAGTCTTACTATTATTGTTAAGCTTATATATAGCTCTACTATACTGTAATAGCTTATTATACTATATAGTCTTACTATACTGTAATAGCTGTACTACTAAAGTAGATCTCCTAAAGAGAATATATAAGAGAAAGGGTTCTTAGTCTGACTAACCCCTACTATCCCCCTAACGCAAAAAAGCTAAAAAAGTTGCATATTGAATAGAAAAGTGCAATTTATATAAAATTTTTATGCAGTTTGCAACCATTCTTACAAAAGTTTACGTTATGACGGCGTAAAACAATTAAATTTAATGGATATGACAAAGATTTTAAAGGTTATTAAGCCTTTCTTCGTAATGGAGGTTGGCGATACATTTGAGTACAACGACAAAACAAAGGAGTACAAGAGTGTATATAACGAAGAGCATAATAGTTCAAACGAAGAGAATTCTACAGTTGTTTCCTCATACAATTCAGTTTACACTATTTCTGAAGACTACGCAAAGATGCTGGTTGAAAACGGTTATCTTGAAGAGGTTATGCAAAACACAAACAATGACAAGCAGTTTGTTAACATATTTGATGAGATTGAACATTTGCTTATTCAGTATAATACTGATTTGAATATTCTCTTAAACTCTGATGACGATACACCTCAGTGTTTGAAAGTCGAGAAAGAGACAGTTCTTCGCAATATGATCAAATTACTCAAACACCTTAAGTCGTTGAAAAAGTAATATGGAAGAAGAGAAGATGATAGATCAGACTCAGCTGGCAGAGGACTTAAGCTCAAAGATAAAGTATGAGTTTAGACAGATGTTCTTGGTAAAGCCGCTTGAGCCTGTTAAAGTTAAAAAGAAGATCTCCGAACCTGTGGCTAAGGACACTAAGCCAAAGAAGGATAAGGATGGGATCGAAGCAGTTGATTACGATGATGTAAAGACAGAGATTAAGGAAGTTGATTCAGATTTCTCTAGAGCTGTTGTGCTTAAGTTGCCATATGAGTATACACACCCATACGACGATGAAAAGATTCAGCAGATGCCTATCAAGGTTGGTGATATTGTTATATACAGATCTGCTAGAGGAGCTATGTATTTCGACTTACTTAAAGATTCTCAACTTGTATCTCTTTACGATATTGTAGCAACGGAGACAGTAGAGAAGTAATGAATATAGATAAAGTTTGTAGATAGATCGGACGACAATTAAACGAAGATCCAGAACTAGTAAAGCAAATAGTAATGCATTAGTTCTAGTTTGTAGTTGATGTTATGAAAGATCCAGATGACACTAGAGATGTGTTAATAAACAAACTATTTAGATTCAAGCTTAAGAATAGATTTAAAGATAATAAGAATAAACCATTAAGTCCATATGAAGAAGATAATAAACATTGATCGTAAGCCGATTATGGTTGACACAGAGACGGCTTTTGTAACATCGATAGATAGATCTACAAGAGGAATTGATGATGTATACGTTATCCCAGAAGATGCTCATATCGAATGGAGATCAAGAATGTTCCCAGACAAAACAATTGAGGCGGATGTAAAGAAAGATGATATTCTTGTCACATTCTACGATAAGGATCTCGGTACAGATTTTGTAATAATCAAGTCTGCTGATTGGTTAAACGCTCTTAATAATGCAGCAGATGCTGATCAGAAGAGAAAGGAAGAGTGGGCAGCTAAACAGAAAAGCTCAAATTCTGAAGCTCTTGATTGTGGAGATAATTGTAGACCATGTTAATATTTAAGTTATGAAGAAAGTTGTTAAAAAGACAGTTAAGGTAGCAAAGCCAAAGTACACAATTTCTATGATTGATGCAGCTAATGTAAGTGATATTACAGCATACTTTATTGGCCAGAAGATTTTAAATGGCATGAAGCTCACTGATTCAGATATCAGTACAATCGTATCAATTGTTACAGATATTGTACTTGAGGATCTTATGCCAGAGGATTGTGCAGCAATTGTAAACGATAATGGCACATACAGAAAGTGTACTGCTATTAGAGTTGAGAACAAGGTTAAGAAGCCTTGGTACAAGCGAGTATGGAATTGGATTACTCGTACTAAGTAATCACCTTTAGAGTCTATTAGTCAAACGGTAAAGACAGCCCGATATAAAGGGAATAGTTAGCAGGTTCGACTCCTGCATAGACTCCGACTTTTTGAATTCATTTGTTATCATATAAAAAGAATTTAAGATTTATTTGAAATAGATTACGCCCGATTTTGTAATCTCGACCAGTTTGCTGGAATTAGTCGTTAAATATAGTAAACCAGCCGGTATTGCACCAGATGCCGTTATTTGTCTGGCGAAGACAAAGACACGAAGGAGGTCCAGCTTATTGGTGAGGCTAAACCAATCCCTTCCTGGTAGGGGTTAGATACCATTTGAGTGGCATCCCTGTGTGTACACTATAAATAAAAGGCTTCCATTGTAAGCTGACACAGGGACCCAATACTGGTTCTGCGTAACTCCAGCTAAAGGTTACGTGCTTATATCGAATGGGGTGCAGGTGGCAATACCTCATTAGATATTTTCATCATAAAAATGAATTTATTTTAATAGGTCGCATGAGTTTTGCGAAATAGTTTTGTGTGTTTCTATAAAAAATACACAATATCGCGGGATGGTGAAATGGTATCACGTGTGGCTCATAACCATAGATTGCTAGTTCGACTCTAGCTCCCGCAACACTGAGCTTCGATTGTGTGGTGTTCTACATATTTGGCCACCAGGAGCGAAATTGATATCAGAAAAATATGTCGGCTACAATGGTTTAAAGTGTAGCAATGTAGTTTTAGGCAGATAAAAAGCTCGGTAGCCTAAGGTGAGCTTCTACAATATTGCCCATTCGCGTACCAGCTAGCGCACCGGGCTCTTTTGTCCAATGAATAATTGAATATATAATAATGGAAAATAAAATATATAAACTCTCAGACGAACAGTTTGTTGAGTTACTCAAGAAAAGTTCAACAATATCTGAAGTGTTGTTTAAACTTGGTTATACAGTTAAAGGAAACTCTTGGGGATATTCCCAAGTAAAAAGAAGAATGGATGATCTGAATTTAGACTATTCTATATTCAAAGGCAAATCAGCTGTTATAAAAACAACCAAGTTAAACAATGTAAAGAAGGAAGATATACTAAAGAAAAATTGTAGGCATCAGCGTACAGTACTAAGGAGATACGTTATTAAAAATAATTTAATCCCATACAAATGCGCGATATGCGGATGCACCGAATGGCAAGGAAAAACATTAAGCTTGGAACTTGATCATATAAATGGTGTAAACAATGACAATAGATTAGAAAACCTTAGGTTTTTATGCCCTAATTGTCATAGTCAAACTTCAACGTATGGAAGCAGAAATCAGCAACTTAATAGTTCTGAATATGATATCCCAGACGATTTAAGAAAGATGGTTGAAGAGAAGTATGATGAAGTTAAAAGTGTTAAAAGAGTATCATCAATACTTGGAATACGAAGATGCGTTGTTACAAAAATAGTTAATGAATCAGGTCAAAAACATTCTAATCAAAAGTATATAATAAGGTACGATAAAGATTGGAATGAGCTCGCAAGATACGGTTCTCTCGTAGAAGCTGCCAAAGCTTTAATAGAAGCTAATGAAGTTAAAACAAAGCGAGTAAAGACTTGTACTAGAACTATAATGTACAATAAAGATAATTTTTGGTTGAACAGTCATTGGAAAATATTGGATGGTAGCGGGATAATAAATAATCCGCTATTAGAACCTTCTCTAATTGACTCGGAAGACACTGTTGACGAGGCGCAAGCGAAAGCAGCGTGACAGACTAAACGAGAAGGCTGACCTTAGGGTTGGATGCAATAGTCGAGCTAATGAACCCCGGGGGAGTGGGGGCAGCACCTACATGGGCGACAATAATTAAACAATATTATAAATACTATGGAGTTAAAATTTAAGAGACTTGAGGACGAAGCGGTCCTCCCTATTCGTAGCACAGAAGGTGCTGCAGGAATTGATTTGACATGCATTAAGATTGATACAGCTCTTAATGAAGCAAATCAGCTAATGTTGGTTTACCATACAGGATTGGCAGTTGAGATTCCTGCCGGATATGTTGGTTTACTTATACCACGCTCTAGTATTTGGAAGAAATCATTATGGCTTACTGATAATGTTGGAGTGATTGACGCTAGAATATTGATACGTTATTGAGTATCAATGCAACCAACTCTATTCGCATATCGTTATGATGATATAACTAAACACAAAATATCATGATAACAAAAATTTGCAAACAATGTGGTAAGGAATTTGATGTACCAGAATACAGAAAGGATGCTAAATACTGCTGTGACGAATGTAAACACAAAGCACTGCATGGAGATTTAAATTGTGAGTGTGAGGTTTGTGGCAAGAAATTCCACTTAAAACCATACGCTCTTAAAAAGAGTAAACATCATACATGTAGCCGCGAGTGTTTAAACAAACTTAAAAGTACATTATATAAAGGTGAAGGAAATCATCAATATGGTCTAAAAGGCGATAAGAATTCATCTTTCAAAGGAAACGTAATCCTGCGTAAGAACAATGGACTAATCGAGAGAATGATCTACAATCCTAGACACCCATACGCTGATCGTAATGGTAGGATTAAGGAACACAGATTAATAGTTGAGCAGAATTACAAAATGTTTGACGATAAATACTTTGAAGTTATAAACGGAGAGCATTATTTAAAGAAGAATGTAGATGTACATCACATTAACTTTAATCATAACGATAATAGAATAGAAAACCTAATTCCCTTGACTAGAGCGGAACATACAAAGCTTCATAACCAAAATGAAGTTATATACAGAAATGAGAAGGGAATGATAATTGGTGTCTTAAAACAGGGTGAATTGCTGGAAAAGCCTGAAGAGGTCAATCAGCAGCCAAGCTTGGGTAGTGATACCCTTGAAGGTTCAGAGACTAACAGCCGAGTCTTACGAGACAGTAATGCTGACACGAGTGCCCTGCCCGGAAACGGTGAAGATATAGTCCGATCTACTGATAACAAAATAAACAGTAGAAATATAGAGATAAAGAGCTCTATAGATTAACAACTCCTAATTTTGTTGGATTATAGAGGAGAGATTATAGCTATAATGAAAGCCACAACAGATGTGGTTCCTGCTATTTATAAGCAGGGCGAGCGCTTCTGTCAGTTGGTCATAGTTCCGGTGCCAGAATACGAGGTTACAGAAGTGTCTGAGCTTTCTGATACAAAACGAGGCGAGAATGGCTTTGGTTCAACTGGTACCGATAATAAGGAAGTTAGCGCAGCTGCGGGAACTGAGGCACAGGCTAGCGAACAGCCACAGTCCGTACCAGAGCAAGCGGCGGCACAAGATGGTGCTGAGGTAGGTGAGTGACAAGCTTGACGATCCTACATAAAGGGGATTACCGAAAGGTAGTTCCCTTTTACTGTTTATATATAAACAATATAGTATTAAATAATATGAATTTTAAGAAACAACCATTAAAAGGTGTAGAGATACATGGCGCTCCACAAGTTGGTACGCGTACAGTAAATATCTTAATGGGCGAACACGCAAACGAATTTGTCCGTGGTGATATTATGGATGCTAATGCAGTATTGCAGGCATTTGATGAGCTTAAGGGTAATGTTGATACAGATCATGATACGCTTGAAGAGCTTGTTAATGAAATCCATAAAAATGCTAATAATATTAGCAATAATAGCACATAGATACAAAAAGTTGATGCCGCATCAAAGGCTAGAGACGAAAAAGAAGCAAAGGATAGAACCGATGCAGATAATGCTCTCGGGGTAAGAATTGACGAAGAGGCAGCTGCTCGTAAGGCAGCAGACGCAGCAGAGTTATCTAGAGCAACACAGGAAGAGGCTAGACTTGATGCAGCAATTAAAGCTGAGGCTAATACCAGAAAGCTTAACGATGATACTATTACAAGCGCATTAAATGCAGAGATTGCCCGTGCAAAGGCTGCTGAAAAAGATAATAGTAACTCAATTGCAGCAGAAGCTGCTACAAGAAAGTCAGAAGACGACGCTATTAAGAATCTTCTTCAGAATGAGGTAACTAGAGCTACTGCTGCAGAGACAACACTTCAGGGTAACATAGATAGAGAAGCTGAAGAAAGAAAGGCAAGCGATAACACTATTACAACTAATCTTAACAATGAAATAGCAAGAGCAAAAGCTGCCGAAAAAGACAACAAGGATAGGATTGATGTACTTGATGGAGATTCTAACACAGAAGGATCTTATAGAAAAGCTATTAAAGATCTTATCAACGGCGCTCCAGAAGCATATGACACACTTAAAGAAATTGCTGACAAGCTTGCAGAAAATGATGATCTTCATCAGGCTATTGAAGAAGCTATTGCAACAAAAGCCTCTAAGGAAGAGCTTAAAGCAGAATCAAATAGAGCAAAGGCTGCTGAAGCTGATAATGCCGCTGCAATAACAGCAGAGAAGAATAGAGCTACACAGGCAGAAAGTAATATTACTTCAAATCTCAACAAAGAGATAGATAGAGCCAAGAAGGCAGAGTAGGCTAACACTACAGCTATTACAAGCGAGGTAACCAGAGCTACTGCTAAGGAGGCAGAGTTATCTAATTCTATCGCTGCCGAAGCTAGTACTGCTAGAGCTGCTGAAAAGGCAAACACAGATAAGATTAATACAGAAATTCAGGATAGAAAGAACGCTGATACAATACTTAATAACGCAATTAATAAAGAGGTAACAGATAGAACTACTGCAATCTCTAATGCTACAACAACTCTGAATAATAGTATTAATCAGGTTAGTACAAATCTTGCTAATCTTACAGCTACTGTAAACAACATTAGTGCATCAGTATCAAATATCACAGCAATTAGCACAGATTATATTAACGGTTTAAGCTAATAAGATATGAAAGAGAATATTGAAACAAAAGACGTACAGAGAACCGAGTATCTTGACAAGAATGGTCTTGATATGTTGTGGGCAAAGGTCAAGGAAAACACACATAATCAGGTTGAAGTAGAAAGAAATAGAGCTGTAGCTAAAGAGAATAGTATAATTGATACAAAAGCTGATAAATCTGCACTTGATAATTACGTTCTTAGCACCGCTCTTGCAGAATATGCAAAGAAGACAGATATTCCAGAAGTCGACACTAGTGATTTTGTAAGCAAAACTACTACCGACGCACAAATCATTAATTCTTCCTTAGGTATCGTTGGTGGTGATAAATATATACAAATTGTCGAATCTATTGTAGATGAAGACCCTGTATTTGCGACTTTATCCCCTGCTCTGTTAGAATTCAATGGTAGTGATAGATCTACTATAGAATTAAATGGTTACGATGTAGATTCTAATAAAAGAAGCAGGATTACAATAGACGCTTTTAACGAAAATCCGCAGATTTTGTTGAATAACACTTCAATTAGCGACACTACCTTTTAGAACTATCTAGAAATAACCAACAAAGGCATTTCTAGCCTTGATAATAACGCTAACCACGTTTATGCTACAGATGGTTCTATAGCTGATTTGACACAATATGCTAAGAAGAGCGAGATTTCTGCAAGTGGCAATGTTGACGATGTACAAGTTAATGGCGTAAGTGTTGTAGAAAACAAGATAGCTAATATTAAACCTGCTACTAAAGAAAGTCTTGGAGTTGTAAAGGTTGGTGATGGTCTTAATGTTGCTGATGGTACTATAAGTGTTGATAGTACTGCTATAGGTGCTGGCAACTATATTCCTTATGCGAGATATGAAAGCGGCGAGTATATTATGCTTAACAATATTTGTGTAGAAGGCGCCAGAACTAAATCACTTATAGGTGGTAACGGTTTGTCTGTGTTTAAAATTGCAAATAATGGTATACATTCCAATATATAGTGTGCTGAAATAGAATTGCAAAGTGATAAAAATCGAGTACGTATTAACGACGACGGTATTGATATATGGAAACTTGATGTTCATGCTGAGTTAGGCATTTCTGATCATCTGCTTGGTTTAAGCAATAGAGGCATAACATTACATGGTGGTGACAATAATCATGTATTAACTTCTAACGCTTCTACTATAGATATAACTCAATATGTATTGAAGTCAGTATACGATGAAAAGATTGCAGCACTTGAAGCACGTATTGCAGCACTTGAAGCTAAGCATACAGAAACTGCTTAATGAAATAAAAAATAACGTTAAGAAAGATTTTAACGTTTAAGCTAGGTCTTAATGAAAGCATGACGGGGTTCGCTGCCCCGCCTAGCACAACAGATTCTACCACGACTCCTTCCAAATGCGTACCAGGGTAGGACTTTTATTACTCCTAGGTGGAATATACTAGGACACGCGTAGCAATACGCTTATATTTAACGGGACTAGGATTAATCCAGTCCTAGTTCCATATTGTTTTACTTTTAAAACTTAAAGACTATGGATACAATCGAGAAAGTTTATTGTACAGGACACGACAATAACGACGCTTTAGTAGCCGCTTTGGCTTCTAAGAATAACTGTGATCCAATGGCTATGGCAGCCATGATGAATCAGAATGATTATATGAATAACCCATTTGCTTACCTTATCTGGATGATCTTCGCTATGCGTATGTGGAACAACCAGGATGGTGGTAACCAGGGAAATGCAATTCAGAGTCAGCTCGACGCAATGCGCTCACAGATCGCTGACAATCAGAATAGTTCATTGGTAATGGATGCCATAAGAGGCAATAGTAATGCAATTACTCAGTTAGCCTCTAATCTGAATTGTGATTTCAACGCATTGAATAACGCTATTTGCTGCGTTAAGTCAGGAATTCAGGAAGTAGCAGGTAATGTAAACTTCTCTGCAGAACGCGTTATTAACGCTATTAATCTCGGAGACGCTAATATTACATCTGCATTGCAGAACTGCTGCTGCCAGACGCAATAGAACATTATCAAGATGGGCTACGAGAATCAACTTGGGCAGAAGGACATCGTTAACCAGATGCAGACAGGTTTCAGCTACACAAACGCAGGTTTGGAAAGAGCTGCAAGTAACCTTGGTTTCCAGATGAGTTAGATGGCTTGCGATCTTAAGACGAACGCAAATGCTAATACTCAGAGAATTGTAGATGTATTGAATAATCATTGGCAGTCAGATTTGCAGTAGAGATACAATGACGCACGCCTTGAATTATCACAGTAGAAACAGAATGCTACTCTTATAGCAGCACTCAAGACTACTCCAACAGCTGCAGCTTAATTAAGTTTTAAATTATGTGTAAGTGCTCCTTCGGGAGCCTTTGCATGTTAAATATGACATAATATGGCATTTAAAGACGTAAAACAAAATTATTCAATCTACATATTGAATAAACAGGATATATCTATTACCGACGGTAAGGTTATATCAGTTGGTTTTCCGCATATGGATTTAAACAATAAGCCAACTATTGGTTAGTCATAGATGGTTATAGATGTAACTATAGAATCTAATGACAAAACCGCAACATATACAATTCCTGAAAATCTTTCTGTTACATATGCTGGAGATATTGTGCTCTCTACAGATAAGCAAGGTCTTATAGCAGAAGTTGAATCTATGAAGAATACTGCTGAAAAGATTCTCGAGTCTGTTCCAAAATAGAAAGAGGTTGTTGAAAAAGCAACAACCCTTCTATCTGATCTTAATCCAATATATAAGGAAAAGAAAGAGACTGAGTAGAGATTTGCTAAGATAGAGGAAACTATTAACAGAATGGAATCAACTGTAACTAACTTTATTAATTCGTTTCACAATGGACAAGGTAATAGTAATACGGCACAGTGATGAAGAATTGCCAAATACAAAGTATACTGCTAATGTGAAAAAGAACGAAGATGGCAGCTATACAGCTAGCTTAGATATTTAGAAGTAGAGCGATTATAAAGACTATGTGAATAAGAATGGATTACATTTTACAAAGTCATTACAAGAATACGCTAGCAAACAGATGGTTAATTCAAATGGATTAGAACATACATGGACTCCAGAATAGGTTCAAAATGTATGCAATGTTCTCAATCTAAAGATACCAAGCACATCAACAATATATGATGTTACATATACAGCAAACATGGCTTATGCTGATTTCTATCCAGAGTTGCTTACTGAGCACGAGTGTGTTAAGTATGCAATGGCAGTTGCAAACGACGAAGATGGATACGAAGGAATATAGTTTTGTAGATGGATTGCTGATGTAATAGCAAAGAAAGAAAATATAGATTGGGAGAAATTTAAGTAATCTTTAACTGTGGCGTTTTAGACGTAGTCTTCAATGACACCACAGTACTATAATTAATAATAATTTAAACGAATTAACATGACTGAATTACTATCATAGAATGATTAGGTTATCGAGAAGAAACCAAATCCAATCGAAGAACTTAATACAACGATGGCTTAGTATTATTCTGTATTACACTCGAAGATTTATAGTCACGAGAGCAATAATGATATACACGTAACTTCAGATGATAAAAAGATCTGGAACAATAAAGCCAATTAGTCTGATTTAGAATCTGTTAAAGAATATGCTGATAGTTTAAAGTAGTCTTTAGATAAAGTTAAGCCAGATATAATTAAGGAAGTCGAGACTATGATAGATAATAGTAAAGACATTAATTTATCTGACTATGCCACAAAGGTTTATGTAGATGCCAAGATTGCAGCACTTAATATAAGTGATGACATTGCTACAAAAACATGGGTGTCAAATAACTTTGTAAACTCTACAAATTATCAAAGATTTGACTCTACAAAGTATTATACAAAAGATGAAATTGATAATAAAATTGCAGGAGCAAATGTAGATAACTATCAGATAACAGAGTTTAGTTTGGCTAATGATTATCTTAACCTTACATAGAATAATGGTATATCTACACAGGTAAAACTTTCTGATGTATCTGGCGGAGCAATAACCAGCGATAATTTGGATAGAAAGCTATAGGACTATTTAAAGATATCTGCTATAGGAAATATTACATTTACTAGAGGCGGAAGAATAGTTAAAACATGGAATCCTGCTGCAGAAAATGCTACAGTAGAGCTTTCTGGAGGAAGCGGAGCAGATTCTTAGAGTGGTGGATATTATAAGCCGTACTTTAAGAATTATCCATCAGATGATAGCCTGCCTACATCACAATTACCAATAGTTGGATAGGATCCTACAAATGCAGGATGGAGCTCTGTTAATGTAAATCCTGAACAAGGATATTTTACTTGGGAGATATGGGTATACATTAAAACTGGTGGTGGCTTTGGTGATATCATAGGTCCAGTTTGTATTTCTGGAAAAGATGGAGATAACGGCTCAGATGTTACTGGAAAAGAATATATATATCAGTTAAATAATAATCAGCCTACAAAACCAACAACAAAACCAGCATGGGGTGATGTTCCGGCTGGATGGACAGATAATCCTACAGGTATAGATTCTACTCATCGTACAGAATGGATGATGTATAGAACATAGGATTCCAATGGAGTTATAAGTAATTGGCTCCCAGCTAAGGGCCCTGTGATTTGGGAGCATTGGGGTAAAGATGGAACAGATGGCGATGGTGTACAATATATATTCTGTGCATTAAAACCTGGTGAAACCACATCTGTATTTACAGGTGTAAACGATCCTGCATCGTGGACAAACGATTCAGGTTTTCAGAATGGAAAAGCTGGAGAATACATTAAACCAGGATCTAGATGGACAGATAACCCAATAGATATTAAAACAGCAATTGGTTACGGTTAGGGATCAAGTTAGTATGTAAGTATAAGAAGATATAGAGGGTCTACAGGAAGCGCTGAAGATAGCGATGGAAGATGGGAAGCTTATAGCGAGCCTAGCTTGTGGACATACATGGCAAAGGATGGAGAAAGTTCATCCCAGACATTAAAGGGATCTCCTTTAAGAAATAGAGGTGTATGGCAGGCTGGCGTACAATATTTTGATGGTACAACCTAGTCTGATGGAGGTCTATTTTACTAGGACTTTGTATCATATACTCATTCTGTAGTAGCTGATGGAACATCTAAGAATGTTACAGATTTCTACGTTTGTAAAAGACAATGTGCAAGCATCGTTCCTACAAATACTGATTATTGGGACAAGCTTAGTGATATGGGCCCAATATACACCGACGTCCTTGTAGCTATGAAGGCATACATAAAAGAGCTTACAGCAGAAGAGGTTATAATCACAGATAACGAGAATATTGTAGCTGGTATGACTTCTGGTAATTCTGATAAAGTTTCATCTCAAGGAAATGTGAGAATATGGGCCGGCACAAATGATAAGAATGCTAGTAATATAGCAGAAGCTCCATTTACTGTTACAGATAAAGGTGTGTTAACCTGTAGAGGAAACGATGGAAACATCGTATTAAAAGATGGCACAATTTATTTCATAGTCGGCGGAGTAGAATATAAGTTGGGCATAACGCATGGTAAGCCGGATTGGATTAATAGCGCCGGAGCTGACTCAGTTGAACAATGGCATACTAAAATTGAAACAGAGCACAACGTTTCATTTAGCGCTATTGATTCTTTTAGTATCAAAGATAACATTTATTATACAAATGGTACGATGTCAGATATGGTAAATGGTACATATTATAAACGCGCATTAAAAATGACATGTTTGTATAATATTAGTGAGGGTATTGTATTTACATTTAAAGATACATTCGGAATAGATATATATACTAAAGCAATATTTTCGAATGGTATTAAAACAGTAGAAGGCGTAGTTGCTATCAGTGGATATTCTACTACAATATCTATACCTACTTAGGATATTCCTGGAAAAATAAATATAGATACAACTAGCAAATAGTGGTGTTCTATAGAGAAAGAAAACAAAGATATTTTGCCAAGTATGTATTATACAAAGGACACTCCTGTAGGTAAATTACACGAAGCTAGTTATCGTTCAGTTGATGATAGAAATATTACATATGGAAGTGGTACAGAAGATGGTATATATGTAATAAAGCCAGCGTCAAAAGAAACTGTAAGCACAGATAGAAAAATATCAATATTTGTCGACGAGTCTTCTGAGTAGAATGTATTTAGACCAACAGTAACAACAGTATCATTATAATGTTTGACATAGTACAGAATAAGATATAGTTAAGTACAGAAGATCTAGCTATACCACCATTTAAAGACTTCTATAATAATGCAAAAGATAAGCAAGACGCATTAAAGAAGATTGAATTCATAGTGTGGAGATACAAATGGAATAGTCCATATGAGGCTTATCCAGAGAAAGAACGCACATGGAGAGTAGCTAAAGATGTACTTAATGATGAGAATTACAAACCTGATGACGTTGTAAAAGAATTAGCAAAAAGGTTCCAGGAGTTCCAAGAGACTCCTGCTACCCGTCTGCTTAAATCTTCTAAGAGCGCAGCAGAGGGCATTATGAACACGATGGATAGCTATGCTGAAGAAGAACTTGATATAGATACAGCTAAGAAGCTTTCTGCCATATTGAAAGATGTTAGTGGTATTATCAAGTCGTTAGACATGGCTACGAAGTAGGCAAAAGCAGAACAAGCAGAAACCGGTAGAGTCAAGGGTGGTGGCGTTATTGGTATGTACGAATAATTATGATAGACTTTAATTAGAAGCTCCATAATACTGATAAGTTCAGATAGGCAGCTATTTTTTTTGAAAAGCATGGGTGCTACACTTTAGCTCCAAGAGGTACTACTGATTATAAGAAATATTGGGACCAGGAAACAGAAAGGTGCCTAAATGGTTATACGGCTCCAGATGGAGAAGGTATAACAGGTTATAACTATTTTTATCTGAATTATAGTCCTATCTTTAAGCTTGTAGAAACAGAGTACACTGACAGAAACGGAGATATAAGAAAAAGAAGAGAGCGTGTGCTTTAGTTCCCTAGTTTTTGGGATTACGATTATTATTATTTTTGTGCTATAGAAGAAGCCGAGCAACAAGGCAAACATATGGCTGTTCTAAAATCAAGACAAAGAGGATACAGTTTCAAAGGAGCTTCTATGCTCGTAAGAAACTATATGCTTATTCCTGGATCAAAGAACTTTGCTGTAGCTTCGGAGTAGAAGTTTCTTGTAGGAGATGGATTGCTTACAAAAGCTTGGTAGATAATGGACTTCCTTGACAAACATACAGAATGGGCGAAACAAAGACTTGTATCAACTCGTATGGAAAGAGTTTCTGGTTATAAAGTTACAGATGAATTTGGAAAACAAACTGAACAGGGATACCTTTCTAGTATAGTTGGAATAACACTTAAGAACGACCCTGAACGTATCCGTGGTACTCGTGGTAAACTTGTACTATGGGAGGAGGGAGGTAAGTTTCCGGACCTTCTTGATGCATGGCGTATTGAATAGCCTTCTGTAGAAACTGATGATGGTGTAGCATTTGGATTGATGATAGCGTTTGGAACTGGAGGTACGATAGGTGCAAGTTTCGAAGGACTAAAAGAATTATTTTATAAGCCTAATGCTAATAATGTACTAGCATTCCCTAACATATGGGATGATGGTAGAGAGAATACAGAATGCGGATTCTTTGTTCCAGCTTATTCAAATCTAGAATCATTTGATGATGACGGAAATCAAAGGTTCATGGACAAAGATGGTAATAGCCTAAAAGAGTTAGCTATACAAAATTTAATAGACCAAAGAAACAAAATAAAAGACGGTGGTGCTAGCTAGCAATCTATAGACCGTTTTATATCAGAACGTCCTATGAAGCCAGCAGAAGCAGTATTGGAGCTTGGTAAGAACATATTCCCTAGAAAACTATTAATGGACTAGTTGACCAGAATAAGGACAAACAAGAAGCTTCAAAGTATGAAGCATATAGTTGATCTAGAATGGGATGGAAATGGTCAAGTAAAGGCTACAGAAAAGCCTAGTGGGGATATAACTAACTACCCTCTTAAGAAAGGCGACAAACCTCATGGATCCGTAGTTATATGGGAGTACCCAGTAAAGGATCCTCCGCTTGGATTATATATAGGAGGATGTGATCCATACGACCACGATGACAGCTTTACAAACTCTCTTGGTTCTACATTTATATTTAAGCGTGTAAGAGCTGGAGAAGCTTGGACCGATGTAATAGTAGCAGAGTATTCTGGAAGACCAGATACGGCAGAAGAATACTACGAGAATGTACGTAAACTACTTACGTTTTATAATGCTAGATTATTGTTTGAGAATGAAAGAAAAGGAATCTACCCTTACTTTACGAATAAACACTGCGATTACCTCTTGGCTGATTAGCCAGATAAAATCATATCTGAAGTCTTCAAAGACAGTAAAGTACAAAGAAGAAAAGGATGCCACATGACCAAATAGATTAGGGCATATGGCGAAGGATTAATATTAGAGTGGCTATTAGACGAGTTTGAAGAAGGCCACCCTAATGTAGAAAGAGTATACAGCGAACCTCTAATAGAAGAGCTTATAGAGAACGATGGTGTACGAAATGTAGACCGTGTGATAGCTTTGTGTATGGTAATGATATACAGAGAGGAGCTCTATTAGGTAAAGGTGTCGTCTGCAAAAGAACAAAACAAATAGGTTGAACTCTTCGAGATGCCGTTATTTAGCAAACAATGGTTTGAAGAAGATAGCAGCACAAGTGAAGACGGTATGCCGATATTCACATTTTAATACATGGAAGATAACTTATACAATTCAGCTTTCCCCAGACAAAAGCTCCCTCTTTCAAAGAAAGGAAAGAAGTGGCAGGAGGATTGCGTTAACTATATTATAGGTGAAGGTAACGTAACATCTGGAGGAAATAGTACATCATATTACGGAGAGCTGTAGACCTATTATAACTTATATAACAGCATCTTCGACGAGAAGGATTTTAAATCAATTACAAACCCATTCAAGGTCGAGGATGGTTTTCCTGCTACTCCTCATGACTTTAATATTATAAGACCTAAAGTAGACTTACTTATAGGCGAGGAGACAAAAAGACCTCTTAACTTCAGAGTTATCAGAACTTCATAGGAGGCCACATCAGAAATGCAGGAGAAAGAGAAGTAGATGATACTACAATATATAGAAGCAGCTATCACAGCTAGAATGAGCCCGGAAGAAGCTCAGTAGTTCCAGGAGCAGCTATAGTTTGGAGAGGTTATGCCGCCAGAATAGATAGCTAAGTATATGGATAAGGACTACAAAGATATTGTAGAGAATACTGCATATCATTCACTTACCTATCTGAGAGAAAAGCTTGATCTTGACAATGAGTTTATCAAAGGCTGGAAAGATGGATTGATCTCAGGTAGAGAAATTTATTACGTTGGTGTGCTTAATGCAGAGCCATATGCCGAAAGAGTTAATCCTATATGTTTCTCTTACGACAAGAGTCCAGACCTTGAGTTTATTGAGGATGGTTCATGGTGCTGTAGAAAGATGCGTATGCCTATAACTGAAGTATACGACAGATATTACGATAAGCTTGAAGAGAAAGATCTTGATAAGCTTGAAGAAATGATTGGTTCTACTCCTGGTAGAAACCTTGGAGACAGAAGCCCTGTTGATATGGGTATACAGTTACGTATATACGACAACCCAATATTCGAAGGATCCGGCAAATCACTTGTAAACGTATGGCATTGCTGTTGGAAATCTTTCAAAAAGATATTCTACGTAACTACTACAGATGAAGCAGGATAGCCTTAGATTAACATAGTTGATGAAACATATCAGCCTGTTGGTAATGAGGTTAGCGTAGAACCAGATTGGATTATAGAAGTATGGGAGGGATATAGAGCTGGTAGCGACTTATACTTTGGTATATAGCCTATTGAATACCAGCATGTAAGTATTGATAATCCTAATAGTCAGAAGCTTCCTTATTGTGGAGCTATTTATAGCAATACAAATAGTAAGCCTAGATCATTGGTTAGCATTCTTAAGCCATTACAGTATATGTATATTGTACTGTGGTACAGACTTGAGTTAGCTATTGCTAGAGATAAAGGTAAGGTTGTTAATATGGATATTACATAGATTCCTAAGTCTATGAATATTAGCCCAGCTAAATGGATGCATTACTTATCTAGTGTCGGTGTTAACTTTATTAATCCATACGAAGAAGGCTGGTGTTTCGATCCAGAAACGCTTGTGGCTACACCTAGTGGTAATACTAAGATGAATGATATTAGATTAGGATAGTTTGTATATACTCCTGGTCACCATCTAGCTTAGGTTACAAATCTTTTCCATGGAGAAGATGAGATGTACAACATAATACCATCTATAGGGTCTAATGTTTAGAAAGTTACAGCTAATCACTTGGTTAGGTATAGATATAGAATAAACGGACATTCCGATTCTGAAGTAAGAGTAGATAAAGCTAAAGATCTTATGCTTAAATTTAAGCAAAATAAGTATTACGCACAGAGATGTTTCCTTGAGAGAGAAGATAATTTCTTTGATCCTAAGGAACCTAGTAAATTTGGTGGAAGAGATATGTATTTGCTTGGGCTTTGGCTTGGAGGTGGTACAAAGAATACTCCTGAATTTGAATCTATGGATCCTGAAATAATACAGTATCTTGAGGATTATGCTTGTACGCACGGATTAAGATGTTCTTATAGACATAAGAATGGTAGCAGATCAATGACAATTAGACTTAGCTCTGTTAACAACAAAAAGAAAGGATAGGCTTTCTTGAATCCATTTATAGAAGATCTTAGATATTTCGGCGTATACGATAACAAAGAAGTAAGCGGTTTGCATATAGATAATATTGATGACGCTTTAAACTTCTTAGCGGGATTAATAGATACTGATGGAAGCGTATTTAAAGGAAACGGAAATCATAAAGGGTATGTAGAATTTACACAATGTGAATCACATAAAGATATATTTGATTTATTCGTTGACTTGGCGAGAAAATTAGGATATAGAGTATCTGTAAAGAGAAAAGAATCAGTTGTTAAGAAGATATACAAAAATAAGACTATAACTATTTATGAACCTTTCTATAAAGCTAGAATATTTGATGGGAACTATGATATACCTACAAAGATAGAAAGAAAGAAATTTCATTTTACATAGGGTAGAGTATATAATAAGAACTATTCACATTTCAAGATAGAATACGCTGGCAGAGGTGAATATTACGGATTTGCTATTGATGATCCAAAGCATGAATTCTTACTCTCTGATATGACAATAGTTCATAACTGTATCCCAGGAAGAGAAGGTGGTAAGCCTGCGCAGTTTAATCAGATAACGGCATTGGATCTTACAATGTCTAATGTCATAGCTGAATATATCCAGCTTATGGACAAGATAGAATAGCTTGCTGGAACTATCTCTGGTATTACAGCACAACGCGAAGGAGCTGTAAGCTCATCAGAAATGGTAGGTAACGTAGAGAGATCTGTAGTACAGAGCTCGCATATTACTGAGCCGTTGTTCTGGGTTCATAACCAGTGTAAGCGAAGAGTGCTTAATATGCTTCTCAATACAGCTAAAGGTGCTTGGGAAGAGACCGGTAAGCAGAAGCTTCAATATATCTTTGATAATGGAGAAAGAGCGTTCTTGGATATTACTCCTAAGTTCTACTACGAGGATATGGATGTATTCGTAAGTGATACATCTAAAGACCTTGAGAATATACAGAAACTTCAGCAGCTTATACAGCCAGCTATGCAGAATGGCGCAAGCTTACTTGAAGCAGCAGAGGTTCTTACAAACGACAACTTCAATATCATTAAGCAGAAGCTTAAGGATATGTAGACTAGACAGTAGCAGATGTAGCAACAGCAGCAGGAGGCAGAAGCTCAGCAGCAACAGCAGTTACAGCAGATGCAGAACGAAGCTAAACAGCAGGAGCTTATGTTGCAGGAAGCTCAGATGGATCTTCAGAGATACCAGATTGACCAAGATAATCAGACTAAGATAGCTGTAGCACAGATTAACGCTTATCGTGGAACAGAGGAATTAGATCAGGATCAAAACGGAATCCCAGACCCAATCGAAATCGGAAAGCAAGCTATTGAGCAGCAGAAGATTAATCAGGAGGCTTACAACAAGCGTTACGAAGCAAAACAGAAGCGCGAGATAGAAGACTAGAAGATTTAGCTTGAGAAGGATAAGATGAAGCATGAGACAGAGCTATAGAAGGCAAAGGACGATGCTGCTTACGAACGCGAGAAACTTAAGGCAAAGACAGCTATCAAAAATAGGGTTCCGGGAGAGAAGTAATCATGAAGTTCGACAACAAGACATTTCAATAGAAGTATGAAGCGTGGAAGAATGGCGCTGATTACTGGAAGGACATTAGAGGAATCAACTTTGGTGGAGACACCCAGGCTGAGGAACCTAGTCCAGAAGAGCAGTAGTAGCTTGATTAGAGTGTATAGTCTATACTTAATGCTTACAATGAAGGTAAAGATGTTAATATAGCTGAAGATATTATTAAGCCATTACCTTTTGATACCCCATTAAATGAAGAGCATCCAATACTGCATAAATATAAAGGAGGCAAGAATGATTCTATTAATACTTTTGTTCACCGAATGGGCCCTCTTGTAGGACAATAGTTAAATAGATACGGTTATGGTGATACTGCATTTTACAATGTAATGCGTTAGCTTGCATACGAATCAAATTACGGTAGATCAAGAGTTGCTAGACAACAGCATAATTATGGCGGAGTAGGATGGAATGGCAAGACTTATACAACATATAAGAGTGATGCAGATTTTGTTAAGGACTATGTAAGGCTTATGCACACTAGGTACGGAGCAGCACTTAGAGCCAAATCTACACAGGATTATGCAAGAGCGCTTAAACAGAAGGGATATTATACAGATTCTCTCGAGAATTATTCTAGAAACCTTAGGAGTATGGATAGCTTAGTAAAGGCGGCCCACTATCACAGGAATGCACATAAAGACGCTTACAACTATAATGTTAAGTTTGATGATCTTGTGTAGGATTATGAAGATGCAAAGAATGCTAGCCCTATAATTATTAATTCTCCTTCTACGAAACAGCCTAAAACTATTAGAACTGATGTTCCAACAACGTTGATTGGTCCTACTTAGGAAGAGATTAAAGCTTAGCAATAGCGCGATCTTGATCTGTATAAACAATAGATGTATAATAATATAACTTAGCCTTCACTTCCGAACATACTTAATCTACTTCCTTAGAATAACTTTGGTAAAGATTCTTATGGCTAGAAGTTCTGGTGGAGAAAAGGCAACAATCTTAAACTGATGTAATTATGACACAGATGGAAAGTCCTAAGCGAAAGATGTAGAAGAAGAACGACTATCAGCGTCATAAGCTCTTTCGTAAGATTAAACGTAGAAGAAAAGTATAGGCTGAAGCAGAGTAGTAGGTAGCTATGAAGCAGCTTAGAAAGAAATTAAGGAAACCATAGAGAGGAGGTGCTTATGCCTAAGCGTTTAAATAAGCCTGTACTTGTTAGAACAAGAGATGAGAATGGTAATTATGTTACTTTAAATATGACTACTGGTTCTCGCAAAATAAATTAGTAGACAAAACAATCTACCAGTATAAATAAGCCTAGACGCAAACAAAATGTAAAGCGAACTTTAAAGCAAGGAGAACAAATATTTACAGATTGGAGGACAGGAAAGAAAACTGTATTTACTCCTAGGAGAGCTGAAGTCAAAAGTGATAATCGTAGTGAATATCAAAAGCAAGAAGATTAGAAGACTGCTGATATTTTGCATTAGAAATATTCTCAACAAAAAACAACTAAAGAGGGATTAAAAAACCTTGAAGCTATTGGTAAAGTAATTAGCCCTTCTACATATTTTGGACCATTGGCAAACAAATTTGTCGCTTCGGTTTAGGGTGATAAGCAAGATCATAGATCTATTGGCGAGTAGATTTTGTCTGGAGAAGGAACTGGTGATACTGCTGGTAATTTGTTGCTAGATTTTGCTAGTCCATATGTATTCTCAAAATTACCAAATGCTACTAAATAGTTATATAAAGCCGCTAGATATGCTAACAATAAAGTTTTAGATAATCTTGGTTCTGCAGCTATATATGCGAATGGATTAGGATTTGATGGAACTGTTGGTAAATCATTCTTTAGAGATCCAAACAAAGCTTATAGAATTACAGAGTTTCCGGAAGTTGAAGGTATACGTGAAGCCGGTAAAAATGTAACAACAATAGATGCAAGACCAGGTATTGACAGAGCCAATGATTGGAGATTGGCCGCATTTGATAATTATGCATATTCTAAAGATGGTAGTTGGTATAAACTCCCATAGAGTGTTAGTTCGTATGAAGAAGAAAACCCTTTTATGTTTACTGATATTGTAGGAGATGACATAATGTCTAAACGAATGGGGATTAAAACTGGATCTGCTCATGGTAATAGAACATAGGCGTCTCTTGGTAAGATATGGAATGGCAGCACATCAACTTCGGATGGATTATTTCCTGGTGGCATATTAGAAATACAGGGAGGCAACAAAGTCTCATATGGTGTTGGTAATAATAGAAAATTTTTTAAATTATCTGATTGGGAAGATGTTCCAATAGGGAACAGAGTTGGGTACAAAACGGGCGAAATGCCACTAGATAATCTTACTTGGTATTAGAGACTACCTAATGGTAGGTACACTATGGGCGAACCTGTTCTTCCAAATAAAACAATAAAATATACGACTAATCTTTCTCCAGGATATGACAATAAAATGTTTTGGGTAACAGATCATTATAATTACAATTCTGGTAAAGATATTCATATAAAGAAATCTAAACGTGGAACATTTACCAAAGCAGCTAAATAGCATGGCATGAGCGTACAAGGTTTTGCTAATAAGGTTTTAAGGAATCCAAGTAATTATAGTGCAGCTATGAGAAAGAAAGCCAACTTTGCGCGCAATGCATCAAAGTGGAATAAATAATAACATTACACGGGTTCGAATCCCGTGTAGCGTACAACAATTAAAAATATTAACTTAGTTATAATTTAAATTATGGCAAGAAAGAAGAAAAATCCATTAGGTGATTTTGAAGACGCTTTGAGCTCTCTCGGGTTCGGTGGCCAGGAAGGTGGCGATAGCGTTACAGACATCGATAACCAGGATGTGGCTAATCAGGTGTTAGACGACCCTAATGATGATGTTGAAAATTTAGACAATCCAGATGACGATAAGTCTTCTGAGGATAATAAAGATAATAAGAATGTAACTGGCGATCCTAATGCTCATGATGACGAGACACAGATCCCAGATAATATTTTAAATAATAATACGTCCGACACAACTATAGTTGACAACGAATAGGATAATGACAATGATGATAATGATCAGTAGACTGACACTGATGTCGTAGATCCTGGAGAGGCAGAACAGATTGGTGCCTTCTTTGACGCATTCGCCGAAGCTAATGGTTGGAGTGTTGATGAAGACGAGAAACCTAAGACAATTGAGGGTATCGTAGAATACATCAAAGATGTCGTAGATGAGAATTCAACCCCACAGTACGCCGATGATCGTATTGCTAAACTTGATCAGTACGTAAAGAATGGTGGTAGATTTGAAGACTTCTATCAGACACAACAGAAATCTATGTCTTATGATAGTATAGATTTGGAGGACGAATCTAATCAGAAAGCAGCTGTTCGTGAGTTCTATAGATTACAAGGAATGAACGACGAACAGATTAGTCGCAAGATTGAGCGCTATGAAGATGCTGATATGCTGGAAGACGAAGCAGCTGATGCTGTTAATTATCTTAAGGCGTACGAGCAGCAACAGCAAGAATATATGGCTCAGCAATAGGAAGCTCAAAGACAAAAACAGGAGCAGCAAGCTGCATAGTTCATGAATGATCTTACATCTAGTATTAATGGTCTTACTAATATTAGAGGTATTAATATCCCAAAGGAGGATAGAAAAGCGTTGTTCGATTATATTACGAGAACTGATGCAGATGGCTTAACAGAGTATCAGAAGGCTTTTAACGATAACCTTGTTAACAATTTGATAGAATCAGCCTACTTCACAATGAAGGGTGATGCTCTACTGGGCGAAGCACAGCGCAATGGTCAGACATCTGCTGCGAGTAAACTTAGACAAATGCTCAAACATCAAACAAAAAATCATACATCATACAATGTTGGGCATGAAAAACAACCTCAGGCATGGGATATCGCGTCAAAATACCTATGATGAGACAATTAACATATTATGAATAATTCAAGTTCTTTATTAAATAATCTTCAGCTCTACCGTGGTAAGCGTTTTGCTGACTTGGTAGACGAAAACATGATTGCTAATGCAATGCTTACAAAGCCTCATGAAGTAGCAGGCTTGTTGTCATTGGTTTTTGGTACAAAGGATGATGGTATTTCAACTACCATCGACTTGTTAACTGGTGGTCTTGGTTCAACCATGACTATCGAAAACAGAGAGTATGAGTGGTCTGTAATGATTGATGCTGACCACGCTGTTAATATCCGCTATGCTAAGTGGAATGGCAAGGAGATCACTCCTAAGTCAATTACAGACGGTTTGACCCCAGGTATTAATAATACTCCTATTTATCTTGGTCTTGAGGAGAAATGGTTCGGTGGGTTCTATAGCGCATAACCTGTGCCGCCTTTTATAGTAATATAAATTGAAAAATCCAGAGAATTGCTGGAAACTCCTAAAGAATTTTATACCCTAGAGTTATAAATAAAATTATAGATATATGAATAATATAAAAAATGGACAATCAGCAGCCGAGCAAGGCTACTAGATGAAAGACATACCGGGATGGGAAGGTCTTTACGCATGTACAACACATGGTGATATTTGGTCATATAGAAGTGATAAGTTTTTATCGCCAAGTAAAAATAAAAGAGGTTATCTACACGTTACTTTTACAAAAGATGGCAAAAGATACGATTATAGAGTCAATAGACTTGTAGCTATGACATTTCTAGATAACCCAAACAATTTGCCACAAGTAAACCATATAGATGGAAACAAATTGAATAATTATCTATCTAATCTAGAATGGTGCACACCAGAATATAATATACAACACGGAAAGGAACACGGATTGTTTAAAGGACATTGCTTTAATCCTCCAATACATACAAAAGATGGTCCACAAGTTGCATATGTATTTACTAATGTTTATAATGGGGCGCAGTTCACCATATATGGTTTTAAAGCTTTGAGGAAGCAATTTAGAATAAGTGGTTATACTTATGGGTTGATTCAAAAACATGCGAACACAGGAGACTATATTAAAGCTGGATTGCTTAAAGGTCTTCGTGTTGACAAAGTAGACTTGAAGGTTCATCGACTAACCGCTAACCACGGTGTAGGGTCAAGTGACCCGAAGTACTGGAAACCCTTTCTTTAGGGTTGTGATATAGTCAATTCTTCATCGAAAGATGAAGCTGCTAGCGAGAATGCCATAGCTAGCGATTCGGAATTAACGACTCCGAGTGAATAAAAAGCCAGGCGCTATTTTGGCATTTGACAACGTAAACTTCCAGGTACGTGTAAACGGTACTCCATATCAGGATGGTAGCACATGGGTATATGAGTGCTACGTAGCAGAAGGCTTCCAGGGTTCTTATATTCCTTGTGAGTATTTGCTCCCAGGTCGTCAGGTAGATCGTATCGGTTCTGCATACGAGGAGTACAGTGATGAGGCAGATATCATCAACTATCAGACTCCATTTAAGATGCGTAATAGCTTGATGACTATGCGTCTTACTTACGATATCACCGGTGATGCTTACTCTACAGTATTGGCTATCGCTTTGACTGATCCTGAGACAGGCAAGAAGTCTTATTTGTGGTCTGACTATCAGTATTGGAAGGCTCTTCGTGAGTGGAAGAAGAGAGAGGAGAAGCAGTTGCTGTTCGCTCACTCTAACCGTAATGCAGATGGTACTTATAATCTGAAGGGTACTAATGGTCGTTTCGTTCCAATCTCTGCAGGTTTGTTCGAGCAGATTGCTCCAGCTAACGTACGTTACTATACAAAGCTGACTACAGAGTTGTTTGAGGATTACCTGTTCGACCTCTGCTATAATATCATCGGTACTAACGAGCGTAAGTTTGTTGCCTTGACTGGTGAGATGGGTATCCGTGAGTTCGACCGTATCTTGAAGGAGAAGGCAGCTAGCTTCAATATGATTGACACACACTTCATTACAGGTTCTGGTCAGGATCTGAAGTTGGGTGGTCAGTTCACAACTTACACTATGACTAATGGTATTGAGTTGACAGTTAAGCGTTGCGCTATGTTTGATAACATGGAGATGTTCCGTCAGCTTCACCCATTGACAGGTAAGCCATTGATGTCTTACACATTCTTGTTCGTTGATCTTGGTCGTCGTGATGGTCAGGCTAACATCGTTAAGGTATGTCGTAAGGGTCGTGAGTTCGTACAGTGGTGTACTGGTGGTTCTGTATTGCCAAATGGTTATGCAAACAACATCAATACTATGCGTTCTAACAGCCGTGATGGTTACCAGGTACACTTCCTTGGTGAAGAGGGTATCATGTTGAGAAACCCATTGTCATGTGGTATCTTGTACTGTGATGCTGAAGACCAGGAGTCTATTGCAGTTGAGAATAGAGCAGCAGAGCTCTAATTAATTAAATAATATACAATGTTCAACCCCACCCAAAATCGGGTGGGAGCTTGGCATTGCAACAACTAATTGAAAAATTATGGTAGTTGAATTAAAGATCAGAAAGAAAAATCCCTGGGCTGGATTGTTAAAGTACAAACATTGTTTTGATTATATTGCACCTTACTTTACCAGATCTGGGTCGATATACACAGGTTTAACACCTGAGGACGAAAAGAAATTTGAAAAGGAGCTTGGCTATCCAGAAGGCCATCTCGCTAAGAATTCACCATTCTGGAATACATTCTGTGTTAAGGTTGGCTCTAAGAGCACAATTCTCGACGATTCGTTCCCACGATAGGCTATGATTATTAAGTTCCTTGAGGGACATAAGAGAGTAGCTACATCGCTTGATAAGCTTAATGCTGGTAAGGATTATCTGCTTATTAATAGGCAGGCTGAAGCTATTGAGAAGAATAAGATTAATAAGCTTCGTAGAGACGCTATTATTGCCTTTGGCAAGCTTTCTCTTGAAGAGATGCGTAAGTGTCTCAGACTGTTCGGTGTTAGCGCTGATACAATGTCTAATGAGCTTGTAGAGTCTACATTGTTCTCATTGGTTGACAAGTAGCCATAGAACTTCTTTACTAAGTGGGTTAATAACAAGACAAAGGAAACAGAGTTCTTGATCGAGAGTGCTATTGCCAAGGGTATTATCCGCAAGGATAGAACACAGTACTATTATGGTTCTGAGATGCTTGCAGACTCATTGTAGGATTGTATTGCATACTTGGACGCAAAGAAGAATCAAGACTTAAAGATCTCGATCATTAATCAGGTTGAGAATAAATAATAAACTAACGACGTATGACGCACAGTGATATTTATATTAAGTTTATGATTGAATATGACAAGGCAAATATAACTTCGTCATATCCGTCGCTAACTGAATATGAAATTGCAACAATATTAGATAAAGCGTACTTAGCTTTAATAGCTCAAAAATTAACAGGGAACAATCCAAGAAGATCTGCTTTTGAATCTGATGTTAAAGCAATTGAAGATTTAAGACCGCTAATAAAACAAGCTTCATTACATGGAGAACATAGCAATATTGTTACAAATGAATACATTTATTCATTAAATATACAAGACTATCTATATTACATTTCTAGCACAATATCATTAAATGCTAATAATAGTTCTATAGATAATCAGAAGCATATAATTCAGTCTATTAGTCTTATCTCTCATGAAAATGCAAATAAATTTAAGTCCACATCAACAAATTTACCTTGGGTTAAGAACCCAGTATGTTACATAGATAATAAGCGTATACATGTTTTAATTGATCCGTATGACGTTAAAAACAACAGCGGTGATATGGTGTTAGATGTAACATATATAAAGACTCCTAACAAGTTTGTAAAAGGCACAAGTTTAGTTGATTTTGGAGATACAGAATTAGAGATAAATGATGCTATGGCTGAAGAGCTTGTTAATTTAGCAATTATAATGTCTACTGAGATTGTAGAATCCAGTAGATTATCTACTAAAGTAAATACTAGACCACTAGAATCATGACGCAAGAACAAACTAGAAAGCTTGGTATTGAGTTTGAAAGAAGGATAACAGAAATGTATCCACAGTTCGCAATAGAAGATAAACTTGATACCGATACAATATATTCTTTTTTAAGTGAATATCAATCCTAGTATGTAAAGACTTTATATGTAGCCGAAGGTTAGACACAAAGTGGTACTAGGCAAGATAATAAAATTCACGACATATTGTCTAATCTTATTAGACATGAAGATATCAAACCTTCAAATGAAGTAGATAACTGCTAGTTAGAGTTTGACTTACCTGCAGACTATTCTATGTATATTACTTCATATAGTGTCGTAGATAGAACTTATAAAAGTAACAAAACCTTAGACACGCCTGTGTATCTTGATAATGTAAACGTTAAGCAAGATTTGGCTGTTAGGTTTTTAGATGTAGCCTATAACTAGAAAGGGGTTCTGTAGAAACCATTGGTAGTATTAGATCAGAATAATCAAAATACCACAATCAGACTTATACATGATACTTATACGCATATATCTAGTATAAATCTTACATACTATTGTTACCCATACGCATTCAATGTGATGAAGTTTAATGATTAGGATAAATCAACTGGAGCTGTACATAGTTATTGTGAATTACCTTATAGCTGCTTTGAAGACATAGTTTCAGGAGCTGTAGATATGTATATAACTTAGTATAAATTCAGATTATAGCTTGGAGGTAAACAGCAATAGTAGAAACCACAACAAGAATAGGAGGATAAGTAATGAGATATATAGATATATTAGTAAGCCTCGAAAGAGAAATTAATAAGTTTGACGACCCAGTACAGAAGCCTTCTACAGACGAATCATTATTCTGGCTTAATCAGGCTGTAGCCAAGTTTGTTAAAACTAGGTTTAATGGAGATATCGTTCACGGTACGTCATACGAACAGAATGAGAAGCGTAGAAACGATTTAATTAAGCTGTATCAAACAATTGTCTATCAAAGTGACAATATGTAGGTAGACGAATCAGAACCGTCTTATACTTCATACTATGCGCAATATCCTAATGATTTTATGTTCGCTCTTAACGAAGATGTTGTTATATCTGATTTGCAAAACCACAATAAGATTAACACTTGTATGTTTGAGTGTACTTAGGATAGTTTTATGTATAGAGTCAATAATAGTTTAACCGACTTCCATTATAGATACCACAGAGCTAGACCATTAAGAGTTCGTGTTAATGATGGATGTAAACTATTAACTGACAAATAGTACAAAATATATAAATATTCTTTAGGTTATTTGCGCAAGCCTAAAGAGATAATCCTCGAAAAACCATATGATGAGTACAATGATTTCGAGGATATTATAATGCCTGAGATAATTAAAATAGCAGCACAAATGTATCTTGAAAACAAGAAGGACGAAAGATACCGCACTATTACTCAGGAAGTTAGTACTCAAGAATAATTTTAACGCGGAAAGCCCAGCTGGTTAGGTCCAGTGTAACTAATTAGGGTGAGTAGAAAAAATTAATATATTATGATTACATATGTAAATACCGTATTGGTATCAAATAAGGGTGGTGATACACTCGCTACAAAGGAAGAGCTTGCAGGCAAGCAGAAGAAGGGTGATCTTAAAGAGTTGGTTGGTAAGTTCGTATTTATGAATTGCGACGCAGCTGCTCAGGATGGCTCAAATATCGAGGATATTTATGCAGTTGATGAGAACTGCGATAGATTTAAGATTGGTGTTGTAACTAGTGATAGTTTCCAGAAGGCTGACAAGATGGGTAATGTAACATACATCCCTGTTGTTAAGTGGTCTAATATCATCAATGCAGCAGACATTAAGTCTATTACAAAGCTCGATTATAAGGAGGATACAGAGGATACAATTTCAATTGATTTCTCTACAATTCCTGCAGAGACTTTGGATATTCTTTCAGCAGGTGGTTGTCCTGTAGTACTTCGCCTTACTTTCAAGGATATGCCTATGCGTTATCGTAAGTGGACTGAGTCTTATAGCTATGTAACAATGCCTGGCGATGGTATTCAGAATATTATGCAGGGCCTTGTTAAGGATATCGTACGTGCTTCTAAGCGTCAGCGTGTATACGCAAAGATTGATGGCACTAAGCTCGTGCTTGAGGCAATGAAGTATGACGATGATGAGCAGGCTGTAACAGAGAACGTTTATGCAAAGGTTCGCTTTGATGCAAATGCTTATTGGATGAATCCACAGGCTCCAGGTTGGGCGGCTAATAACAAGTATGACCTTGGTGTTAAGTTTGTTAAGAAGGAGGGTGTAACTTACCCTGCATCTGCAAAGCTTGTACGTGATCGCGAGCGTTCAGCATTTGACTATCAGGGTGTACTCCATCGTAGCTGCTGGTATGACCCACAGCCTAATATGGTTACAAATATTGATAACCATTACGGTGGTATTACTATCGAGTTCGAGAACCAGTATCGTACAGCTGACGATCTCTGGCGTAGAACAAAGCAGACAGTAGAAATCTATGCTTCTAACAATGGTACCGAGATTGGTGCTGCAGAGATCGGTGATGGTCTCTTGGCTAAGTTTGGCAAGATGGTTGCTACTCGTCAGAACATCGCTAACCCAGTTAGCAATTCAACTGCGTACGACGGTACAAAGTATTAATTTAAATACCGGGGTGGGGTTCTTACCCTATCTCGGTTTTTTGTTTTTAAACATATTATAATATGCAAAAGATTAGAATTGGAAACGATATTAGATTAAATCTAACTCTTCGTGGTCCTAGAACATACGATTAGGCTAGTATTAAGAAATTAGCTTGTTATTTAATAAATACATCTGTAGCAGACTTTTATACTGGTGAGACATGTTGCAATGACCCACATATGTATGGCCATCCTTGCTTTAATAGATGCGGTTGCCATTCATATCATGTAGAGCCACGTTGCTGCAGACCATATCATCACGACTGTAGATTAAGTGGTAGAGGATGCAATCCTTGCGCAGGAGCTTCTTGTATTCCACCTGCATATTGCAAGCCGTTTGATAGAGTACTTGCTGGCTATGATGATAAGTTCTGCTATACAGCATATTCTAAGGTTCTTCCTAAGGCTAACAGTATTCAGTGCTATTTCCCTGCTAAGGATCAGCTTTTCTGCGGAGTATATAAACTTGTAGTTGTAGCAGAGATGTATGAACCAGGTTGGGGTAAGACCGACCTTCATACATACACAATGGATTACGGTGAAGTACTTATGCTTGTAAATGACAATACTGGAGCAAGTGGCGACATTACTCTTGATGTAGATAAGGACGATATTCTTAATAAGAATATTATTGATATAAGAGTAAAGACTCACGACTTGTATTTGTATGGTGGTAATCAGATTAGACTTGGTGAACAGGATAAGAAAGACCATTATTATATCATAGAGGTAGAGCTTGAAAATGGTTCTGTACTTGAATATACTCCTGGCAATTGGCCTTACGAGAAGCTTCAGTTTGTTGCTACAAAGTCTAGTGTTATATCAATCGAGGAAGAGACTGGTATAATTAGAGCTATTAATCAGGAGAATACAAACAGTACTTACGTAACTGTAAAAGCTAAGAACAACGATATTACAACCGGATTTAATGTAACTGTAGTTGGTGGTGATTACGATTATATTGGTTATCTCCCAGTTAGACCATTTGCTGCTAATGTTGAAGATGATACAGAAGTAGGATTTAATAGAACTGATCAGTCGTACGAAGACAGTAGCCAGGAGTATTATACAGCTACAGGTGTAGAAGCTGTTAATACAGACGATCTTAAGAGAGTTGATGATCTTACAAAGCCTGTACAGGTAGAGAATACAAGAGATGGACAGTATCTTTGGATTGTTACACGTAGACCTATTGCTTATGCTGCAAACATCACAGATAATGGTACAACGGATCTTAACTCAGCTATATATGTACCTCTCACAAAGTATCAGTAGAAATTGAACGATAGCAAGTATTATTATTGCTGTCCTAACCCAATGAGCGCTAATACTAAGTCTGGTGGAGATATTTTCTATATTAAACTTGAAGCTTAATAACTATGGAAGCAAAGAAAGAAGATATTAAAATATATGGTAAGCTTGTAAATGTTACCACAGAGAATGTTGTTGCAGATGCTGAGCAAATCTGGGACTCTTATTACAAAAAGAACCAGACAGCTGTAAACAGATCTATGCGTGATGACTTTACAAAGTTTGCTAAGAATCCTACATTTGAATCTGCCGTATTTACAGGAGACTCTACATTCCAGGGCAATATGGCTGTAGAGAAATCTCTTTCTGTAAAAGGCTCTTCAAAATTCTAGGATTAGGCTACATTTAACAGTACTATTAGAGCTCATGGAACTCCTAATGGATTGGTTGTAGACCATAAGATTATTACAAACGATATTGAGGTTATGGGTACATTCTAGGCACTTAATATTGACACAAATAACCTTGTAGTTCATAATTTGTTAAAGGTAGAGAATGGTGGCTCATTTAGAGTTGATGGAGATACTATCCTTAATAATCTTTCGGTTAGTGGTACTCTTGATGTTCCTAATGCTACTACAGCTAAATACGGAAGCGTTAGACTTGCTACATCACCATCAGGTTAGGCTAGTACAGATGTCCTTACAGTTGGCCTTGTAAAGAATATGTTACAGTATGTTCTCCCTGCCTCATCTGAGAACAATATACTTATCTACAGTAATGGCAAGTGGGTTACATCTGCTATTGACTAGGTTATTAATAGCAATGCAACTATTAATGAGCATATTAAAAGTATTACTAAGAATACATCTTATACAAAGAATGAGGTATATACCAAGGGAGATGTATATAACAAATCTGAAGTAGACAATAAGATTTCTAGCAATATGAATACAGTATATACTAAACAAGAGGTATATACAAAGAGCTAGACGTATAGCAAGGCAGAAGTAACATAGCTGTTGCAGGATCTTAAAGAGTCAATTCTTAGAGAATACAAGAACAGCTGTTTATGGGAGACTAGCGGAACTGAATTTATTGTTCCTAAAGATAATAAGAAGATCAAGGTTAACGCAGCTTATAAAAATGCAACATCTTAATAGAGGAGGTATTTATGGAAGAATCAAGTTATAAACATAATTATGAATACCTCTCTATTGAAGAGGCTAAGGCAATTGTAAACGGAACATTTGTACAAGGAACTACAAATATTGGAGGCGAGCTTGCTACTAAGGCTGATATTGACAAATTGCTTACAGCTGCTGATAAAAAGTTAACCTCTATTGTTCCTTCTACTGAGGTAAGTAATGAGTTTGTGTGTTTCTTTGAATGCGTTGATAATAGAGTAGACCCAACTGGTGTTCATGTTACAAATGTTATTATACAGGTTGGTCAGAACCAGAAAATACAATACGAATTAACTCCATCTAATGCTACTGTAGATACATGTACATATGAAGTAACAAGTGGATCAGAATACGTTCATATAGCAGATGGTGTAGTTTACGCCGATGCTATTGGAGAAGCTACATGCAAGATAACTATAAATGGAAATATTGTTGCTACATTTGTAGTTACTGTTACAAATAATCAGACTGTAAGGTTTGTTGGAAATATATATTTATTAACAAACAAATGGCAATTTGATGCGAAGATTCTTTTTTATCATAAAGACTATTTGTATCAATTATCAGACGATCTATAGGATAATGATTATATGATTCATCCAACTTGTTATGTAAAAGGATTGCCTGCGTCAATTTGGACTGGAGTTCCTAGAACCATGCTTATAGATTTGCAAGAAATTAAAAATGTGTATCAAAAAATTAAAGATGAACCATCTTTAATTAGGGGTAAAACTGTAGAATAGGCCTGTGAGATAAATGGTGGACATTATGTAAAGATAGAGTTTGTTTGTTGGAATAATAATAACGGAGTAGAATA